TCGACTACAATCTACCAGTTGATTTTATAAAACAAGAGCCCAGGGAGCCCATAGAACGAAACCAATCATGGTATACGACAGACGACAAGGCATGCAACATTTGTTTAAACGACAACTTTGAAGACGAAATAATTACATATACTAGATGCGGCCACAACATTTGCAACACGTGTATGGTGTCACTTAGACCACATGCCACGGAATGCCCAACATGTCGAAAGGCACTTTTGCACGGAGACCTTTAAATTTTGAAAAAATAATTTCAAAAATCATCGAATCACTTGTCCCATTTCATAGACGGACCATTACAATCTTCATATTCCATATAGCTGTCAAATTCTGGAAGCTCTTCCAATCCGGCAAATCTCCTGTACATGTTTGTATACTTGTCAATAATTTCTGTAGATAATCGATAATACGAAATGTGTTCTTTGACATTGACAAGTTCAGGGCATTCACTAGCCAATCTTGATTCAAGTTGTTTTGTTTCAATTTTTATTGCTTCGTCTGTGCGGGCTTTGTATTCCTTCAGTTCATGCTCGGGAATTTTAGGAGCATTATGTTGAATTCTATTTTGAATGGATTGATAATTTGGTTGATAGTTTGATTGATAATTCGGTTGATAGTTAGTTCTATTATGTTGATTATTTGTGCTGACATAATTATAATTATTTCGATGCATTTTTGATTTTTAAAATACATGTAGTAATTTTTGATTTTTAATACGAAAACAAATCAGACAAAAAATTTTACACCTCGGGCAAACAAATCCCTAACGATTGAATTCAGTGGCCCCACAATATTTTCACTTTTGATTCTGGAGAGCAGGGTTTTTGAAATTGGGTTTTTGTTTAATTTGGCGTGAGTCGACGGGGATTTTGTCTTCGTTTTATAATTTATGATAAAATATTATAATATATGCAAAAGTACACACAATATGATTTGTCTTACATTATGGTACATGCAAGACATCCTAATAAATTAACATAAATTAAACAAAAAGACAAAAATCCCGTCGACTCACGCCAAATTAAACAAAAACCCAAATTGAAAAACCCTGAGCTCCAGAATCAAAAGTCAAAATATTGTGGGGCCACTAAATTGGAACGTTGGGGTTCTACTTTGCTTGAGGTGACGGGGTTTTTGTCTTATTTGTTTTTATCATAAAAAAAGCTTATAGATTTGTAAATGATATTATCAAGACAAGTATGAATAATTTGCAAATCTTTGAAGAGCATTTTAAAAACGTGCAGCAGTCTTTACACAATCCAACAAGAAAGAATTTGTCTATACGTAGATTGATTGCAGCATGTATAAAAGATCATGTGCATGTTTTGTGTAGCCTAAGAGATGTGAGGTCATTTTTGAATAATTCGCCATATGTATGTAGCAAAACACTGAGTAAAATGTGTTGTATACCTCTAAAGAGTGTAGCAAGCTTGTTGGATGTTCTCGACTTTGAAATTGTAGATGTTGTAGCAGGAACCCATTTGATACTACACAAGGGTTATGACAAGTGCATTGTCCAAGTTGCAAAGACTAGGCTTGATTTTGCAACGAGATATTTGAATAGTTTGGAGAGTGGAGATCGACATTGTTATTTTGGAAATGTACAATACAAAAATGTTACTATACGATTGGTTTGGGGTTCGTGTTCTCAATATGATGAGATTGATGTTGAAGGTATCAAGCCCACAAAGTTTTGGATAAACATGTGTATTTTTAAAACTGACGATGATCATGATTTGGTAACTAGATGGTTATCTGATATGGTTGCATATTTTATCGATCACGGCCATCCTCGTATAGCTGTATACAATCAAAATGGAACTACTATAGAATCTGATAGTATAAAACTTCAAGCCTATGTCAAGACCTGGAGACTATATTGCCTTGATGATTGTCTCGATCCTTTTTGCCCTCTAATGAAGAATATAATAAATTCGTCTTTGGAAAGGTTTTCATCATTGTGTGGGGATGATGTCGTTGCTTGCAATTGTACAAGAGGTATAGAATGCAACATGTTTCAATCTGTTCAGGAAAATATTCTCAAAACCCTGGATATTGATTTGTTGAATAATTTGATGACTTGTTATGTTGAAAAAATGAAGAGCATAAAATACAGGTCTGGATTAGTTTTTTGAAAGTTTGTTTTCAAATCTAAATGTCTACCATGCTCAATTCTTTTTGTACAATTCTAGCACCAATCTTTTTGTCTACTGCTTCTGATGCCTCGATTAGTTTAAACATTTGTCTATCTATAGCTGGAATAGGTTTTGTGATTTTTTCTCCATTTGCAATTTTTCTAGTTAGTAATGCCGCTAGTTCGGTGATTTCGAACGTTGTGTATTTTTCTACACTATTGATTTTTATAATATATTTTTCTGTTACTGAACGCTTCAAAAATTTGGAATGGTCAGTAATTAAATCTTTAAAGTTCAACAAGAGTTCCAGGAAACTAACTACGACAAAACCTCTATCAGTGTTTTGTGTTTTTGATACGATTCCCATAAACTTTTCAAAAATATCACGCACGTTGCCTAGATAATTTGATGGACAGCTACCGTCTTGTTTTTCGAATCCAACGTCGTTAAAAAACTTGTATAGAATTGGAAGATTACTATCCCAATGTTCTTGTTCGTCATATGCCATTGAACGAAATAATTGTGAAACCGTGTTGAATCCACGATATGTAATTGAACCAAATTCATTTATACATTTGACATCAAACTTGTCAACCTTTGGCTTTGTGTTTTTGAATAATCTATCATACATCTTTTTACACAGCCAAGACACCAACATGCCTGCAACAACATAACCCGTAATTTTTGAAAGTGTTACAGCGTTTTCTACTCCCACAATACCCTCCAATCTCGCGTACATTTTTGAGAACACATCGCTTATCCAGGCAATGGCCGATGAAATTGTGGTTGTAAAAGAGTTGAATGAACCTTCTACCCACTCTTTGCGTTCTTTGCTAAGATAACTTGTAGAGGCCGATTCCCATGCTTTACCAGGTGCAGTCTTTACGGTCTCAAATGCGCTGTTCAATGACTCTGTCATGTATTTTACAATACTTTCCCAATATGTTTGTATATCTTCTTTTCTGGCTTTTGAATCGGATGCATAAGCGTAGGCATCTTCCAATTTTTGTTTGGTAGAAATATAAACCTTGTTGTAATTTTCGGCAGAAAACACGGTAAATGTTTCCTCTGATGGTCCAGGTGTTACTCGGACTTGCTCCGTAAAGGTACGAAAGATTGGTTCAGATCTTATATTGGTTTTCAATTGGCCTCGTAATGTTTCGTAATCATCTGCCAATTTTCCATAGTTGAGAGATGGAGATGGTCCAGAAGCATAATCATTAAATATTCGATTACTCATTCCTGCTGTCACATCTATGACATCTCTAGAGCCTACGAATCGAGACGTTTCGACAGTCTTGACAACATCAAATACATATAATCCCATTAATGCTTTGATTCTAAGTATAGAGTCGGTATATAGCGTGATTCCAGCTAGCGATGCAATGTAAACAACTGCATTAAGTGCGGTCGACAACCAACCATCCTCGGCTTCAGAGTCTGCAGAGTCCTGAGCTTGATATAGCGCGGTTATACCACTAATAATAATCATTGGTGTGAATGCAGATGATGTATCTCCAAACTTTTCACTCATCAGATATAGAGCACCACCAGTTGCTACACCAGAAGCAAGAAGTTTGTTCAATGTATTGCTAACTTTGTAGTTTCTAGCATCAAAATTTTCATCTTTGTAATAAAACGTTGCCAAGCTCTTGGGAATTATTGGATTAATAAGTGTCTGTCCACCCTTTACAATCATTGGTATCGCGAACAGGGCTGCTGCAGCATATAAGTACGTATAATCATTTGAGGCCGGTGCTATCAAACCATAGTATGGGCCTAGAAAATAAGCAATTACCATACTCAACATTGTCAAAAACGTAGACGACTTTGCAAGGTTAAAGATATTTTTAAATGCACTAGATTTTATGATGGATGACATATTTATTTGAGTATTAAAATCACAAATAAATAGATGGAGAATAACTCCGACACAAAACCAGAAATATTGAGCGTAGAGCGCTGCTACATAAATTTAATTGACAATCTTTCAAAATCTACGATAAACGAAGATCCAGTTCAATATATCCGTTATCTAAATACAAGACGGCATTTAATGAAGGCAATAATCCACACATTTGAAGATGATTCATTTATAGAGACACGGAATCAAATTGATTGTGCTCTAAAGAAACTAGTTCAAGAATACAAAAAAAATAACAACATAAAAATATAAGGGCTTTGAAAATTTTTTTTCAAATTTTATATTGCCAAAACTTGTTGTAATATTTCATCAAGCAATTCCACAGATGCTTCCTTATTATATTCGCCTTTTTCCACAATCTTTAACATTTTAGTAATTTCCACATTATCTCCGATTTTCTTTGCACTTTCAACTACATCGCGTATCAAATCATCAATACACTTTATTCTAGTCGTCAACTCTTGACAATTCATCTTCTTTTTGTCAACAATATCACAAACATGTTTCCAGCAATCAATGTCTGTACATTCTTTAATATATTTCAACAAGACAAAAAAATCAATGTCAAACATGTTCATATTATCCCAACACTTGTCCCAAATAAACCTAAACATGATAGCTGATCTAATCACGTCCAAATATTTTTTACATGGTACTTTGTCCTTGTACATACTGTCTAGATTAATAAAAGACTCCTTTGTATAATACTTGTAATGATATAATAATGTTATAGGTCTATTATGTTTCATCAGTGCCTGTTTCAACAGTGAATAAACATCCAATTCATCACACTTGTAATAAATTATTGACGAATGTAACCATTCAACTATGCTTGGATTCATCTTGTGTAAAAGAAGCAATGCCTTTTTAATATCCCATCCTTGCCAATCATATTTTTTATCATCGCTAAATCCACAATAATTGTCTACATGTTGTCTTATACTCGTATATTTTTTCGTATCATTGTGCCTAAACACAAATCTAATATCATAATCAGAATCAATATGATCAAGTTTATACGCCCGACTTCCACCGTCAACTGCAAACAATATCTTGATATCATTATCCAATTCTATCTTTTTTAATATTTCTTTTACTCTTTCCATAATGTTCTTTGTACTTGCAACAAACCAATTTTATGATTTTTATATATATTTAATTCTGGAATAAATTATAAAACGAAGACAAAAACCCCGTCGCCTCACGCAAAGTTGAACCCAACCGTTCAAATTTAGTGGCCCCACAATATTTTCGTTTTCAATTCTGGAGCTCAGGGTTTTTGAATTTGGGTTTTGTTTAATTTGGCGTGAGGTGTAAAATCTTTTGTCTTCGTTTTTAATTTATGCAACGTGTACTATAATTTATGTAAAAGTACATGCAATTCTATTCAAACGATACATACATTATAAAACGAAGACAAAAATCCTGTCACCTCAAGCAAAGTAGAACCCCAACGCTCCAATTTAGTGGCCCCACAATATTTTCACTTTTGATTCTGGAGAGCAGGGTTTTTGAAAAAGGTTTTTGTTGAATTTGGCGTGAGATGACGGGGATTTTGTCTTTTTATTTAATTTATGCAACGTGTACTATAATTTATGATATATTATGCAAAAGTACATGCAATTCTATCCAACACTGAATAAATTATAAAACGAAGACAAAAACCCCGTCACCTCAAGCAAAGTAGAAGCCCAACGTTCTAAATTAGTGGCCCCACAATATTTTCACTTTTGATTCTGGAGCCCAGGGTTTTTGAAAAAGGTTTTTGTTGAATTTGGCGTGAGATGACAGGATTTTTGTCTTCGTTTTATAATTTATGTTAAAATATTATAAATTATAAAATCATAACAACTTGACATGCGGATAAAATGTTTGAAATTTATTTTTCAAAACGTCTAAGAATATTTATTGGTATTTTCTACAAACATGACTTGAATCTTGGCAAACACATTATCCAAGTCTTCCTTTGCAGCAATCTTTGTGCTCGAGGACTGAAATTTTTCAACAAATTTTTCTGCTTCCATCCTATCAAAGGCTATATTCTTTAGCCAAGCTGCAGTTGCAGCCATAATGTCCTGATCCTCTGCGGCGTCAACCCATTCAGCTGTATTTTTGTTGTAATTTGTCATAATTGTGTTCATTTTTAGTTTTTCTAGAGCTGGTATAATCTTTTTTATGTTTTTCTTGTTGCTTTTTAAACTTTCAAACCATTCGCGCTGTATATCATATCTATCTGAGATTGAATCAAGCCACTCATAAAACGCATATACCTTTTCACCATCGTTGGTAACAACTAATGCCTGTTTTGGCTTTTCAAAAACCCTTTTGTATGTCGCAAACATTGCCAGTATAGAAACAATGATTCCAATAATCCACCATAATAGTGATCCGTCAAAGAATGAACCAGATAATGCATTAACCGTCGCCTTTCCTGCGCCTATGCCAGCTCCTATAGTTGTGGTAAATATATTTGGTTCATCAGCTCCAGGTGAACTTGATGCTGTTTTATTCAGATTCTCTATAAAATCTTGTATCAATGGTTCTCTGACAATGTCTTGGAACGCTTTTTCAGCTTCAGGTGTTAATGGTATTCCAGAAGCTGCAACTTTTGGTATAATATCAGGTATGACTGTCGCTGCCGGACCTTGTTTAAACAAAAAGTCTGTAACCTTTTCCTGTATCGTTGTACCATTTTGCGGCAGATTTACCAACTTTTCTATATTTTCAGTTTTTACTTGTTCTAATACAACTTTTGGAATCTCTGTGTTTACAAAAACTTTTCTGAGAGCATCATTCAATAGGGTCTTTGTATTTTCATCTGTCGCAACGTCTGGAACTGATAGGTTTGGTAGTTGTGTTGGGATTAAATTGGTTGATTTGCTGTAAGCTTCTCTTAGATAATATGTAAAGTCTTGTACTACGGTATTGTTACTTATCGATTTGACCATTTCGCCTGCTCCTTCAAGCATAAAGTTGAGACTGTTTCCAATGCCAAGTAGTGATTTTACAAAATTTTGTGCCATTTTTATCTGCGCATTGTTTTCATACCCAAGACTGGCAAATATTTTTTCAAAATTGTCTAATAGAACATCAATTCCTTGTAGCGTTGTCATTCCAAACATTGCGATAAAAAGTCCTATAACGCAATTCTTACCAAAGCTTACAACAGTTGCGGGCAGTCTTAATACAAATCCAATAATGTCAAATAAGCCACTCACTGATTTGTATATTCCCTTGAACACATTGCCTGCCACGTACGACCCCATCGACAATGAGAAACGAACAGACCTGAATACAAGTGAAGGTACGCCGAGAGCTGTGCCGACAAAGGATCCCGCAACTCCAAGAGCCGTAGGCAACATGTCTAACGCAACTTGTGGCATTTGAGCAGCAGCTGGAACATAAGCTTCCCAAAAATTTCTATTTCTAAGCCCCATTCCTGCTTCTCCCAAACCCAAATTGGTAAAGTATACCGCAATTGATGTATATAGGCCAGCAATCCAATTCGGTTGATTATTTGGGTTAACTGGATTGCGGATTATTTGAGCAGGACCATTACCAGCAGCCCTATTGTTTTCTCCATTTAGATAATCCATAATGCGTCTTATAGTTTCAGCTGGCATACCTCCAGCGAATATACGGTTATAAATCATGGAAGCTAGTGTTGATGGATTGGACCAGCTAGAATTTTCTTGACGCTCTCTTTCAATCCTTTCTCTTTCCTGCTGTTGCTGTTGCTGTTGCTGCTGTTGCTGTTGTTGCTGTTGCAGAATCTCTTCGGGAACAACTTCTTCGGGCACAATAGGTTGCTCTTCTCTCAACAAGTCGGCAAATGTTTCGTGTGGCTCCAATTCAATCTTATCCTTTAACAAGTCAATAATATCACGTGTTACCTCTTTAATCTCGTTGTCTTTTATAAGATCATCGACTGTTGTCTGCAGAGTTTTTATTTGATTTTTGTACATTGCCATCTCAGTTGTATTTCTTCGGTCTGCTTCTTCTAGCCGCCTATTAAAGTCAGTTTCGTACTCTTGTTGCCTCAATTTTTCCTGTTCAGCCTCAAACTCTTCTTGCACTCTAAGATTTTCAGAGACTTGTAATTGTCTAAGCAATTCTTTCTTGTCATCTTGTAGAGTCTTTATCTCGTAATCTTTCTCTGCCATTCTAGCATCAGATATTTCTATATGTTGACTGTATTCATTTCTCATTTTTTCTGAGTCATACATCTCTTTTTCAATTTCCTGTTCCAAAATTTGTGCAGATTCCTTTTCCAATTCTTTCACAGCTGATATTATAGTCCTTATTGTTATGCCACGTGCAGTGTCGACAAGTTTTTTCTCTTGTATCATTGCTTCTTCTTTTTCTTTGTATTTGACCAGCTCAAATTCTAGGCCTAAAATTTGTCTTTGCAAAATCTTTTGGTCCCTTATCCTCTGTACATTTTCCAATTCTTTTTGGTCCTGTAGAACGCTAATTCTTTTCACGTAATTTATATCTTCTGCCTTTTTATCGTCGATCATTTTACCCTGTTCCAAAAGTAACCTCGTCTTGTACTTGTCTTGTGCTTTTAGTTGTTCAATCTCTTCCTGTAACGTAAATACTTGAATATCAGTGGCACTGTATATTATTTCGCTCAATTTTTCACTCAAGACTCTAATGTCCTCTCTAATTTTGTTCAATTTTCCAACTTCAATGTTATATTCTTCCACGTCTTGTGCTGTTTCAATATACAGCACTTGTCTATTAAAATCCAAATCTCGAAGCATTTCGTCGAGATTTGAAGCGCTTTCCATTGTTTCGCGATACTGTTGTCTCAGGGCAGATAGACGCTGCTCAATTTCTGTTTTTGAATCTTCTTGTGTTTCTGCAATTTTTTCAGGTTGGAAATATTTTTTATCGGCCCAAGATTTGTGGCTTTCTATAGTTGCGAGTTGACGTCTCAGGTCTTCAATGTCTTGTGTGACCTTTTCATTTTTATACTTTTCCAACTTGGTGACTTTTCCCTTTAGATTATTGACTGTCAACGCGTATTCGGCCGTGTACTTTTCTTTCTCGTCATTCAATTCTTTTATTTGCCTTTCTTGTTCAAGCATCCTCTTCAGGTATTTGTTTGTCGCCGCAGTCATCGATCTGATTTCATCTGCCAGTTCGTCGCGTTCCTTTTCCACATTTTTTATCCTGGTATCATATTCTGTTATTTCAAATAGCAACTGTGTATTTTTTTCCTCAACATTTTTAATATCTTCCATAATCCTTTTGGTCTTTTCATCTTTTCTTATGCCTTCTGCAATACTGTCTTTTAAATTACGTTCTGTTGATTTTAGCTGATTTTTAAAGTCTTTTAGTATTCCCACAAATTTCTTTTGAAGTTCTTTCTTTTGTGATTTTGACATTTCCTTTTCTGAGATGATTTTTTCATCCATTGTGGAAAGTTTTTGGACCATTTCCAACATGTTTGATTCGTTTATCTCAAGAGCGCGGATTTTGTCTCGTGATTCTACTAGTTCGGTCTGCAATTCATTTATTTTTTTGTTGGATAAAGATATCTGTATTGCAGACTCTGCATTTTGTCGACGAAGAGTCTGAATTTCGTTTCTCAACATTTCGGCATCTTCGGCATGTTTAAAGTTTCCAGCATCAATTTTCTTATTTAGTTCATCTATTTCCGCCTCATATTTTGACGATTTTGCCTTTTCTTGTTCAACCAAGAATTTTTCTTCCGAAATGATGGTGTTCAATTTTTCATTTTTCTGAGTCAGTTCAGTTATCAACTCTTGTTTACTCACAAGACTCGATAAGAGTTCTATATTGTCGGCGTTTGTTTTTTCGATTTGATCAGACAGCATGCCGATTTCATTGTCCTTGTCTTTTATTTGTCTGCTCAACAATGACATTTGTTCTGTAATGTTTTCATTTTTAGATTTGAGCAACAAAAACTGCTTCTCTAGATCTTGAAAGTCTTTGAGTTTTGTCGTTGCAGTACGGGAGGTCTGTGTTGTTAGTTCTCTAATTTCTTTTCTCACGTCGTCACGCTCTCTTGTTCTTTCACGAAGCGAAATAGTCAGTTCGTTTTTCTCAGTAACCAAAACCCTGTTTTTTGCTTCCAGCAAAGTTATTGTTTTTTCCTTCAACATGGCCTTTTCATACTTTGCTTTTTCGTCTGTTAATTGTTTATTAAGATCTTCGATAGTTTTTAAGCCAATCAAAACTCTGGTTCTTTGCGCTTCATAATCTTGCTCGGCAGTCAGTATTTGATTTCTTGCTCTTTCGGTCAAATTATCCATACTTGCCTTTGATTCTATAATGAATTTTTCGTGTTTATCCTTGAGCCTTCTTATCTCATTAGCAGATGCTTCTCTCTCACTAACCAATTGCGCATTTAACTTGGTGCGTTCTTTTAATAGAGCGGTCGAAAGCTCGTCCTTCTTTATAGCTTGAGCAAGACTCTTGTTGACTGTTTCAAGTTCACCTGTCAACTCTTTTACGTTGGCTTCAGATGCAGAAAGTCTTTGTTTATAATTTTCAACATCTGTGCTCAGAGATTCGGTTGTCTCCCTCTCTTTTCTAATATCTCGTTCCAATTGTTCGCTTTTTTTAGTCATGGAATCGATCAACTCTTGTTTGACAATCATTTGTGCAACACTTTCATTTAGTTCGTCAGTCAATCTATCAATCTCTTTTAAAAGCATTGTCCTTTCTTCATCCTGCTTATCAATACGCTCTTTGTAAACCATTAGCTCCTTTTCAATAGATGTTTTTACTGCGTTCAATTCATTGTATTCTCTAATCATTTTTTCCCTATCCTCTCCATAAAGTTTATCCTTGTCTTTTAATGCCACATCCATAGTACTTAGTTGATCTACATAATGCTTTGTCATACTTGTTTTTTGAGTTTCGTACCACTTCTTGTCATTTTCAGAATCTGTTTCCATCTTGGCAACTCTTAGATTCAATTGAACAATAATTTTTTCCTTTTCATCCAACTGTTTGAGCTTTTCTGTCAATGTAGCAAGTTTGTCCTTCAACTCTTTTATTTCATTGTTTTTACCACCTTCTACCAGTTTAATCTCTTTTTCTAAACTGGCAACTCGTCCCTTTAGGGCTTGTTCGCTCAACTTTACCTGATTAAGGCTTTCATTTGATGCAGAAAGCTGCTCGTTCAAAGCCTTCTTGTCAAGAGCATGCAGGTCATTTTGTTTTTTAATATCGTCTTCTAAACCAGCGACCTTTTCGTTGAGAGAGCCTTCACGTGTCTGGAGCTGTTTGATGCTTTCATTTGATACTACAAGCTCAGCGTTTAATGACTTTATAGCGTCGTCTGTAGATCCTTCGTTTCTTTGAATCTCTGATTCCAATTTGGCAACTTTTTCATTCAAATTCTTTTCATTCAATTTCAATTCAATAAGACTATCTTTCAATGTAACAATCTCGGTTTTTAATACATTTACATCAGTATTATACAAATCCTTTTGATTTTTAATCTCTGTTTCCAAAGTGTTAACCTGTACCTTTAAGTTTTGCACACTCGACCGTGATTGTTCTAGTGATTCTTTTGCTTCTGAAAGATTACCTTTCAATGTCTCTATATATTCACCCGACGATTTTTCAGTTGCTTTAATTCCTCCTTCCAGATTGGCAATTAATTCATTCAATTTTATTTCTCTCTCTCTGGCCTCTTTAAGTGAGTTTTTTAAACTGGTAATCTCTTCAGTCTGAGTATTTACAATTCCCTTGAATAATGCATCTTTTGCACTGATTTCTTTTCCCATACTTTCCATGCTCGACCTTGTTTGTGCTAGTGATTCTCTTGCTTCTAAAAGACTAGATTTCAATGTGTTGATATGTTCACTGGATGAACCCTCAGTTACTTCAATTGCTCCTTCCAGTTTGGTAATTAAGGCAGTCCATTTTATTTCTCTCTCTCCGGCCTCTTCAAGCGATTTCTTTGTTGTCGAAAGCTTATCGTTCAATGTCGCTATAGATTCTTTGTGTGTTTCATCTTTTGTTTTGATCTCTCTTTCCATATTGGCTACTCTATCATTCAATTTTTTTTCACGTGTCTCTATTTCTCGGAGACTTGAATTCGCCTTTAAAATATCCTCATTCAATGATTTTATAGTATTTGCAGACTCTGTAGTTATAGTTTTAATTTCCGATTCGAGATTTGAAACTTTTCCTCTCAGTTCGCTTTCTGTTGTTTTTACTTGATCGAGGGCTTCGAGTGCCGTGTTTAGCTTATCTGTCAATTCTCTTATAGACTCGGTGAACTCTATTTTTTGGTTTTTGATATCATCATTCTTTATCTTAATAGCGCCTCTTAACATGATAATTTCTCCCTCCAATTTTTTTTCATTGTCTCTTACCTTTTTGAGACTTGATTTTGTCGTAGCCAATTCTGTGGTCAATTCGTTTATATTTCTGCTCGACGATGCTTCTCGTGTTTGAATAATTCCTTCCAATTTGGTTATTTTTAGCTTCAAATCTACTACAAATTCTTCTTTTATTTCTAGTTGTCTGATTCTCTCCAGCGATGCGCCAAGCTGTTTATTCAATGATTTTATGGTTTCTTCAGACTTTACAAGATTATTATTGTTCAAAGTCAATTCTTTCTGTGCTGTGGCGAGTTGTTGCTTAACACGATCATATTCAATACTAGTAGCCTGTGATCGATTTGTCACCGCAGCTAGACGTGCATTAAGCTCATTGATATCTTTGACAAGTTGATTGGACCGTGCTACCTGAGTTGAAAAGTTGGTTTGGACTTCGGCTAGTTGTTTTTCCAGGGTATCGTTTTTAATCTCAAGTTTTGAGATTGTATTTTCTTTCTCCAAGAGTTGAGCAACCTTTTCTTTCGAGTCCTCCATCAGTTTGTCAAATTTGTCCTCCAAAATTATTATTGAACTTCTTAGCTGTGCTATCTCTTGATTCTTTACAGACAATTCTTTCGACTTGTCTTCAGATTTTGAAAGCAACTCGTCTATTCGGGTTTCCAAACCTTTTTTCAAATCATCGAGTTGGATAATATTTTTGTCTTTTGCCGAGAGTTGCTTAATTTGTTTTTCATAGTTTTTCAATTTAATAGACATGTTGATAATTCTTTCCCTGTAAGTTTCAATATTTTCTTTGGCATTTCTCAATTCAGCTGTAACAATTCCAACTTCATACTTGATACTGGGCAAAAGCATCTTGTCTTCAACCTTTTCGCTCGTTTCTACTGTCTTTATGTTATCATACAATCGTCTCAACTCCATATTTGTGTTTTTCTCAGCCTCTTCAGATTCTTTCAGCTTGTTTCGCAGATTATCCCTATCAAGTGTCAAATCCCTAGTTTTTGTTTCAAAAACATCTATGAGTTTTTGTTTTTTATCAATTTCCTCTAGTCGTTCGATATAGACACCTTGGTCCTTTTCCAATTCTTTTATCTTTTCTGCCGAAAATTCAAGTTGTTGATTAATATTTTTAAATTCTTCAGTAATTTCAGCAATGTGTTTTTGAAGCATGACAATCTCTTGTGTTTGAGCTAAACCCTTGGACCTTTCAGTCGTCAATGCCATTTCCAAATCTTTAATCTGTGCAAATTTTTCGGCCAAAGATTTTTTAGTATCAATCAAATTTTCCTTTTCTTTTGATAATTCCCTTGCAGTTTCCACATATTTACGCTCCAGGATGTTGGTTAATTTATGTTTAATTGCCAAATCTTTGATTCTGCTGTCTGCGTTTTTAAGCATCGCTTCCAGACGAAAGACTCTTCTAACTTCCACATTTTTTTGTAATATTATTTCTCTCAATTCAACCTCAGTTTTAATTTCGTCTTTGTTACATGTCTGGCTTACTTGGGAAAAAAAACCAGATAGTCCAGAACATTGTTTAGTTTTTGCAAGATCTTCTAGGTATTTTTTGGTTTCCTGTCTAAACAAATCACGTATATTTCCAACATCAACTTCTAATATTCTTTTGTCTCTTTCCAGCTCTGCCATTTTATCTTCTCGTTCTTCCTTTGCTTGCAATGTCTCATTTTCCAATTCTTCGAGCTCGTATTGATTTTTCACCTCTATTCGAGCTTTTTCCATTGCAAGTTCGTCCAATTCCTGTAAAAGATTGCCCTTTGCCTTTAATAGCTCTTGTATATCAAGCTGCGTAGTTTTGAGTCTCTCTGGGGCTGCATTTGGATCTGTAATGTTTGCCAAATTGCGACGCACCACTTCTTCTTCATTGATATCACTTTTGTAATTGTTCAAAGAAGAATAATCAACTTGTTCATTTGGTAAATCGTCTTCCTGAAACGCTTTGTTTAGGTCGGCAATTGTACTGGCTCCAGTTTTAGACTTGTAAGATGTAATCTTTTGGTCAAAAACAGTCATCTTTTGCTCAATATCGTCGACAAATTCCGATTTTTTTCTTGGCTCGCCCAATTCAAGTTCTTCGCTATAAGGGTTTTGAAGGTTGCCGTCATACTCTGATTTTCCATAAATTGGACGGCGAGTCTTGGTAACAATACGATTTAGATTGTTATCTATGGTACCTTGATCTCCTTTTGGTTTGACCACTTCATCTCTGCCCAATTGATCAACGGTATCAAAAGTCTGGGTTTCGAAGCCAGTGTCTAGCTCTGTGAGTGTGTTTGCTGCACTATCTCCCCACGAAGAAACAAACTCGGCTTCTTCTTCATTTACCGGATATCTTGTATTTTCATCTTCCTTCTTGGCAACTTGCCAGTCTTTGACAATCTCTTTAAGATTAGGTTGCGTAACAATTCCTCTCTTCATTAGGTTTTTAAGCATGGTCAAAGCCTTGATTCCCACATAAAATTTACCAACTGTACTATCAGGACCATAAATGGATGCGCCGTATTCATTTTGTATGAGGCCATTACTTGTGCGTACAAGTTGCGATCCTACAGTGGGAGTATTTTCAAAGTTGAAGCCAAAGTCAGCCATATCTGGCAGGCTAGACAATCTCTGGTTTCTCATCTCTTGGCTGGTCGGTAAACGAAGCCATGTATAATCCGTTGATAGAGTTATTGGTGTTTTGTACTTGATCTTGCCAGACCTTGGGTCAACAACGCCGATTCTATTGTTTTCGGCGTTCAAAAATGATGATTTTGCCAAATAGATATTTATATATTCCACAAGAAACTTGTCCAAATTTACAATTCCCAAATATCCGGTGTCTGGCTTTACATATTTTATGAGTTCTTCGATCAAGTCTACTTTGTATATTTTCATGTCAGGACCTCTTATTGTAACATGATTATATTCATCAACATAGCTTTCTATATCTGACATGACATCAACCTTTACAAATTCATTTTTGCTATTCAAAACGTCAACCTTTTGTGTAATATCAACATAATTTCCCAAACCAATTGCAGGTTTTACGTCCCTAAAATTTCCAGTCTCTGGATCGACAATTCTTATGCGTTGTCTTCCACTTATAAAACTATATAGATGAGATATCATTGAAGGATCTCTAATATGTTGTGTCTTATCGGCCGCGTCGACATATTCTGTCATCAGAGGCCTTCTGTCCTCATTGCCCCAGCCCAACCATGCATTTACAGCTATTCCAATATTGGTCCCTTTCATGGTTTCATGCCACTGCTGCGAGACATTGAGTACATTTTGTTCTGGGTTGGTTGTATCATTGGTTGTAATGTTGAGCGTATCGTCGAATTTTGATTGTATGCTCTCATTTCCAACTGCAGATATATCAGTATCATTCTGAACATCGTCTAAGTCATCATCATATAGCCTGTCTGACTTTGGTTTCCTTGAAAATAATTCATTGGTTGTACTGTTTAGTGTATCGTCTAATCCCAATTGCATGGACTCATTTCCAACAACTTCAGATATACCAGTCTCATCTAACATATTCTGAAAACCGTCTCCGTTTTCAGGTTCAGGTGTAGATGCTCTTTCTGTCGGTTGAAGTGACGTAGTGTCCTTCATGTAATTCAAAAACCCGTAAAATTCATCTAGATTTAGCCTGGCCAAATCCGTTACAACTCCCTTGGATTCCTTTTCGTATTCTGGACCAAGTTCACGCGTCAAATATTTTTCAACAATGATTTTTACATCTGGATTTGATTCTTTCAATACAATATTTGCCAGTTTGCTCAAATGTTTGGAAATCTCTTTAGTAAAGTGTTCCACATTGGTTGTTCTTTGGAGAGGTGTGGGAACACTTCCTTTTTTAAATGTATACAATTCTGGTTTTTCGTCGAATCTGGTGTCGCTCTTTACAAAATAATTGTCAACATTTAAACCATCATTAGTGTCTTTTGCAATTTGAAACATTGATGGAATTCTTTGCAACGCGTTCAAAACAACAAGACTCATTGCGTTTCTTACATGACTCATTGCATTATCAAGAGTTATTTGAGAAAGATCAGCGCCGACGCCTTGCTCAACCCATATTTGGACTGCGCCCTTTACAGATGGTGTTGCTTTAAATTTAAAGCCTCTACTGGTGGCCCATGACGTAATGTATGCAATTATAGCCTTAAGAATCATATTATTTCCAAGTGTTTCTGGTCTTTCGATTCTATCAGTATCCATTTGTTATTGAAATTCATTTTTCAACTCGTTGAATTACAAAAAATCAAGGTACATGTCAAGTACAGATTGTCGAGTGGTACTATTCCGTTGCGTTTCACAGAGAAGAGTAAAAATACCATCATTTTCCGTCAGTCCTACAGAATTTACAAAACAAAACCTGGCATCTTCTGACATCGTACCAGCAACTATTTTCAAATTCAAAACCACAATCTGTCCATCGAGCATTGGGATTTTACATTCAAAATCTGAATCGAGACCAGTGTCTGGGGGAAATGACCAAGAGATTCCATCTGATGTAATAGTACACAAGACATCTTGCCCAACCTGTTCTGGAGTAGAATAAATCATAGTCTGTGTGATAATCTGGTTCAACAAAAAATCATTCATGCACGTATTGTTACTAATAGTTTTGTCTCGTTGTAAACCATAAACAACAACATTGCTCAAAATTTTTTTGCGAAAATTCACAGCCGAAATTAAATCTCGTGTAACAAATGAAAAAGACATTTTTAAAAAATAAAAAAAGAAACGTGCAATTTTTATACTATATTTTTATTAAAAAAAGTTTTTATCCAGCCTGATTTCGTCTATCAATTGTTCGTTGCATTCTTCCCTCCATTTCTCGGAGTTGACGCTCTATTCGTTGACGCTCACGTTCACGCTCACGTTCTTGCCTTGCGACTTCTAGATTTCTTTCCATTGCAGCTTTCCTTTGTTCTGTTCTCTCCATTTTTTAAAAAGATTTTTTGTGATGAAAATATAAAAAAACAAGGATTATTTATACTAGTTTGTCATGTGTTTATTATAATCATGCAAAAAAACAAAAAGAACTATCCCGCGGCAAATCTTCTAGACTCATGTTCAGCAATCAATTGTTGCACTCTTTCTGCTTCTCTCTCGAGGTTTGCTCTAAGTTGTTCAAGCTCAGCCAATCGTCTATCACGTTCTCGCCTAGTCATCTCTTCTTGTCTTTCTCTTTCTAGGATTTCTCTAGCTTGTCTCATCAATTCTTCACCGTTATCCATTATGTTTTGTTTGTTGTTTTGTTTGTTTTTTGAAATTCCACAAAAGTTGTGAATATTTATATGCATTAGCATAATGTTGAAAAACAAAAACCCAATTTCAAAAACCCTGCTCTCCAGAAACAAAAGTCAAAATATTGTGGGGCCACTAAATTTGAACGATAGGGTTTTGTTTGCCTGAGGTGACATATTTTTTGTCTGATTTGTTTTCTATAAAGTGTACAAGATTTTTTTAAATTCAAAAATCAAAACAATATAGAACAAGATAACAACAAGAAAATGGAGTTGGTAAATTTGGAAGAAACACGTGTTGAAAAGTTTGATATTCGAAACTGCATCCTCTGCAAGAAAAACGTTTTGGACGAGAAGCTGTTTACATTTACAATTCCTTGTTGCAACATGTCCATATGTTATGGTTGTTGGTTAAAGAAACTGTGTTTTGGAAATGCAAAGGAGGGTCAAGTGTTTGGCAGCTGTGGCAATCATAATCCAGAATTTTTAAATTGCGCATCATATTCCATAAAAGAATCGCCATGCTTGCGGAAAATAATAGAATGTGGATGCAAGGACGGGCCGTATTATTATTCAACCAAAGGCGGGAGTTTAACCGAGCTTGAAGGAAATGTCAGACGTGAGCATGAAAACAACGGGTGTGACTTTATTGTGATGTATGATGAACACGAATCACTTGAAGACTGTAAAGTGATTAGTTGCTGGAATGGAATTGGTGCATTTAATTTTGTAAAGGGCAATACAAGATTGGAACGGCTAAAAAACCTATTGGATCACTTGGATTTTGACAAAAGGAAGCTAGAAATACACGTTGACTTTGACAAGAATATAATGCAGCTAGACATTTTTACAGAAGTAAAAATTGCCAGATTGGAAAATGTCAAGTCTAAACTCGAAAAGGACTATGAAGAATATTGTAAAAATAATGTTGACGAAAAGATTACATCATATGATTTTATGAATCATAAAGCTTATCAAGGTTTAGTCCATCGGGACATGAAAGAAGCGCATGATAATTATTATTATTATATCCAGCGTTGGGAAAAAATAAAAAAGGACGGAGATCCCAAAGCATTTGACATCTTGGGATCAATATTTTCAGCATTAGATGGAGATGCTGATATAGTTCTTTTGAAAATTGAAGCGGAGATCGAATCATGGCAGATTATATACGAGAATTATGACGACAGTGGAACAGGCTCTTGCTTAATTATTGCAATTAAGCGCTTAATTGATTGTCGTATACAAGAGTTGCAGCAACAGCGTCAGGAATTTTTGGATAGTGTTGAAAAGAAGAAGCAGGAATATTCTTCTGTCGAGATGAAGGAATATCAACAAGAACATCAAGCCCTAAAGGACATGTTGGATGGTAAAATCGATTGTGACGATTCAAACACCATACATGTTTTGAGAAAAAGATTCAACAAACTTTGCAAAATGGACTTTTGGTGGCATGTTCCCAAATGGTATGTTAGAAAATTTAGTGATCCAGCATTTTACAAGCTACAGACAATTATTTTTAAGAAATACTATCCATGTCTATACAGGAAATATTTTAATTTTCGTCATTGGTCTGCAACATCTCTACGTATCGAAATTGATATTTCAAAAACTGTCGCAAAAGAATTTTCTGAGGATGATGAGCGCCAACATAGATTTGATAATGAAACAATAAAATTGATTGAAGAATTTAGTCGAGGATGTTGAACAACGCAATTAATCTTGTTGTTAAAAATAATTCCGTTGTTGATTTAATAAAATTTTTGTTTATATTACAATCTCTTATTTTTTTCTTCCAAACATTTAAGCAACCAAAATATACATCATATTTTATAATAAATTATAAAACCAAGACAAAAATTATACAACTCACGTCAAATTTCAAAAAAATAATTTTTGAAAAATCCTGAGCTCTAGAATCAAAAGTGAAAATATTGTGGGGTTGGAATATTGTACATGCGATACATCTTGGAATAAATTATAATATTTTATCATAAATTATAAAATCAGACAAAAGATTTTACACTTCACGCCAAATTGAACAAAACCCAAATTCAAAAACCCTGCTCTCCAGAATCAAAAGCCAAAATATTGTGGGGCCACTAAATTGGAACGATGGGGTTCAACTTTGCTTGAGGTGACGGGGGTTTTGTCTGATTTTTTAATTTATGCAAGAATATGGTACATGCGATATAACTTGTAATAACTTGTAATAACTTATCATAAATTATAAAAATCAGACAAAAAATATTACATCTCACGCCAAATTAAACAAAAACCCAAATTGAAAAACCCTGAGCTCCAGAATCAAAAGTCAAAATATTGTGGGGCCACTAATTTCAATCGTTGGGCTTCAACTTTGCTTGAGGTGACAGAATTTTTGTCTTCGTTTTATAATATATATTTGATACGTTGATAAAATTCACAAAATATTACAAAAGATTAAAGAATGACTCAGTGTAACTTGTGCTCTATATGCAATGTCTCTCTATATGATGACAAGAATCTATGTTTTACGGCAAATACAGTCCCATGTTGTAAAAATTCTGTTTGCGACGTGTGTATATCAAAGTTTAGAGATCTATCACGTGTTGAAAAGTTTGATATTCGAAACTGCATCCTCTGCAAGAAAAACGTTTTGGACGAGAAGCTGTTTACATTTACAATTCCGTGTTGCAACATGTCTATATGCTCCGACTGTTGGTATCAAAATCGAGACAAAAAGTTGGGAAGTTGTGGTAATCACAATCCAAAGTTTGTAGAATGTGAGTCATATTCTTTTAAAAAGTCACCATGCCTACGGAATATAATCGATTGTGGGTGCAAGGATGGACCATATTATTGTTCTACACCGGTCATTGGTTGGTATATTGGAAATAAAAAATTGGCTACAAGTAGAGAGTATGGCTATGAGTATAATGATTATTATAGCGCATATCCCGAGCCAGAAGATTGTGTATTGTTTAGTTGCTGGAATAAACTAGGCGCATTCAAGTTTGTAAAGGGCACTACAAGATTGGAACGTATACAACATTTACTGAATGATTATTTGGACTTTGACAAAAGGAAGCTAGAAATATACAAAGACTTTGACGAGAATATAATGCAACTAGACATTTTTACAGAAGTAAAAATTGCCAGATTGGAAAATGTCAAGTCCAAACTCGAAAAGGACTTTGAAGAGTATTGTAAAAATAATACGGAAACCATTGATATTGCAGAATACGACTATGAACGTTATCTATCTCATGATAAAAGAGATAGCCCTTGTTTTGTTTTTAACGACATATGCCGCGACAAATCTGATACGAAGAAATTCGACGTGATGGAATCGTTAAGATTATCTACCACTGGAGACTTTGACAAAGTTTTGTTGGAAGTTGAACGAAAAATCTTGGCGTGTCAAAGGAAGCCAAAAGAAAATGGAAGAGCCTCTTGGGTAATTGATGCAATTTTGCACATAATTGATTTGCGTATAGAAGAGTTGCAAGAAAAACGTCAGGAATTTTTACAAAAGGTTGAAAAGACGAAGCACGAATATTCTTCTGTCGAGATGAAGGAATATCAACAAGAACATCAAGCCCTAAAGGACATGTTGGATGGTAAAATCGATTGTGACGATTCAAACACCATACATGTTTTGAGAAAAAGATTCGACAAACTTTGCAAAATGGACTTTTGGTGGAAAGTACCAAGATGGTATGTTAGAAAGGTGCAACATGATAATGCCAATTACTACACTCTTGAAGCGCACAGCTTACACAATTACTACCATTGTCTATACTTGAAATATTTTCAAAAGACGTTGATGATGTTATCAGAGGATAACAAGGATATCATGTGGCGAGACATAAAGTACCAGGACGATATAGAAAAAGAAACAAAAAAAATAATTGAAGAATTGAGCATTATTTATTGATTAATTGTTTATTGATTTTTTAATAAAATATTGTCAATGTTGCATTCTATCATTTTCTTGTCTTTCCTTTTCCTGTAGCTCTAAAAGTACACGCTCCAATATTTCCATCCTCTCGAGATCCTTTCGTTCCTGTTCCCGTCTGTCCAATTCAATCTGTATCAAGTTGATGGAATAAACCTCGTAATCATTTTCGTCCATGTTGTTCTCCATGTTGTTCATTATAGTTTCTGTATAGTCTAGTTATATTCTAGTGCTTGTAAATTTGCAAGAGATGGATAATTGAATAAAAAAATCTAAAAATCAAAGTGTTATTTATAACGAGTCTGTTATCTCAAAAAGATTAGACTTTATGCCAAATTATAGAATTGAAACAAACTTTGTCATATGATCTAAATATAGAATTGAAACAAAAAATCCAATTTGAAAAACCCTGCTCTCCAGAATCAAAAGTCAAAATATTGTGGGGCCACTAAATTTGAACGGTTGGGATTTGTTTGCCTGAGGTGACAGAATTTTTGTCTGATTTTATAATTTATGCAATAATTAATTGAATTACATGATATTATAGTACATGCGTTATATGGAGATATAACTTTTAATATTTTATCATAAATTATAAAACGAAGACAAAAATCCTGTCGACTCACGCCAAATTAAACAAAAACCCAATTTGAAAAACCCTGAGCTCCAGAATCAAAAGTCAAAATATTGTGGGGCCACTAAATTGGAACGTTGGGGTTCTACTTTGCTTGTGTCGACCAAAAATTTGTCTGATTTGTTTTCTATAAAGTCTTGGATTTTTTACATTCCAAAAAATTTCAAAAATTATCAAAACACAGTTGTAAAACAGAAAAATGAACACTGCCGAGATCAAGAACGCGTTTGGTTTTGAAACCACTGCAAAGAATGGTGGACAAGTTAAACATGTACTAATCAATGTGAAAGAAAAGGGAATACATAGAACATTTGATTCTACAATCTATTCGAGACCATATATCAAACGAGTGTTTTATCATACCAATGTAATCAAGTTTGTTCGGGAAAATACGGCAACTAGACTTGTAATTGATTATACAGAGATTGGACCGCGCATAATGATTGAACTTGAAAAGGCCCGGGCTGAGTGCATCAACAAGTTTGGAAAATACCTTGTGGTTTCTGAGCTAAAATATTTTGAGACTGTCGGCCATCCGTCTCCATATGGAAATATGCCAAACGAACACGAGGTATCAAACGAACACAGGTTGCCATTCCGCTACGAGACTGATGAAGAATAGGATTAATTTTATTTGTATTTTTAATAAAATGTTGAAAAATTTGAAACAATTTCTTTTCAAAAAAATTTAATAACTACAATTACATGGCATATTTGCTGATCTAGATTTTGAAGCATACGAATCTGTTACACAAATCTGTCCATATCCACCAGTGCTTTCCCCAACCTGTGTTCGAAGATTATTACTTCTTCTAGCAGTTGTTTTTACATTGGCCCATCCAAAGTTGTTGGCAGGTCCATCGACCATTGTCGAGTTGCGCATAGATCTGGACATTCTAGATCTAGAATCCGCAGCACATGATGAAGCAACAGGTCCACCATTTTTGTTTACGTTACATGCTGATACACCAGTTCTAATTGAACGCTCATCCAATGTCGAGTATTTTGAAGCACCTGAACCATACGAAGCATAGTTTCCATCAGTTGTCCACAAGTATTGTCTATTTTTTGATGTGTCTACACAGCTTTGCACATATGTTGTCATTTATTATAATTTTTTAAACTATTATCCATTTTTTTTATTTCTTTTAACGTTTTGTTTGTTTTTTGGATTCTCTATATTTAATTTCCGACTCTTTGGCCAATGCATTCATTTTGATAATATTGGGGATCTTGTCAGATGGTGCATCATTGTTACTGTTGAAGATTCTACCAAACAAGCCATTGTTTTCATTAAATTCTTGTTGTGATCTATCAAGATAATATATCAGCGATGCAACTGATTCTCCCTCTTTTAATGCCACTCCACACGATTTGGCTTGCTTTTGCCCTATTTTTTCCACGAGGGCAGAGTTATTTTTGGACTTCCAATTTATGTTTTGTTTTTTGAGAGGAATGTTTGATCTCGACTTCCATCTATAAAAAAGAAAACCGGAAGAAAGTATAACGAGGGCTAAAGTAGGCAACCAAATTTCTATGGGAAATGATGCGCCTTCTATGTTTGTCAATTCAATGTTTATGGCTGCAACAACAGAAAACGTTACAAGCGACAATATAACCATAACAGCCGACGAGATAAACAATATAGGTTTTGATGTCGGCTGTGATGTTGGATAACCAAAACTAAAAAACAAAAAGAACAATGGAAGTGCAATTATCAACGCAGATATTACCAACAAGATTTTCAAAAGAAGATCCAGGGCACCTGTGTTTACAGACCCACGAAGATTCTTGTTGCGTAATCTTGCCGTCTTAATATTTCCAATCTTTACCTGATAATAGAATAGAGCTGCGCCTACTGCAATCATCAAAACAGCACCTATTTTTGATAGCCATGATAGGTTATTTTCATATTCCAGCCAATCATTTTGATAAAGAAGAGAGCATGACATTTGTTTTATCAATTTTTTAATACAATTGTCGCATGACAAAAATTCTTTTCAATCTCATATCTATATTCAAAAGGATAGAGAGAGACTCATTATACTAGTTTCTTGGAATAAATTATAATATTTTATCATAAATTATAAAATCAGACAAAAAATATGTCACTTCACGCCAAATTTCAAAAAACCCAATTTCAAAAACCCTGAGCTCCAGAATCAAAAGTCAAAATATTGTGGGGCCACTAATTTGGAACGTTGGGGTTCTACTTTGCTTGAGGTGACGGGGTTTTTGTCTGATTTTATTTTCTATAAAGACTTTTTTTGTTTTTGAACCAAAACAATTATCAAAACACAAATCAAAAACAAAATGTCTCTAAATAACAAGGTATCAGCTGATAACATTACACTAGAATTTGTCAATGGACGAACTTGTATAGATGTAGAACTGGACCAATACATGCAAATGTGCGACGTAGTTACAAATGTTGGAACGTATTACTTTTGGTGTGGAATAGTACACAAAGAATCACATGGTCTCGAATTTTATATTGAAGACTATGCTAATGAACATGACAATTTTAGAAAGGAAATAATCTTTGATGATGATGATGATGAAAAGTGCAACCTGATAAAATCACTTGATGATTATGCGCAAATGAAGATGGATGCACGAGTAGAACATTTGAAAAGGGTGTTTGATTCACTATACAAGTGCCTCGATGATGACGACATGCCTGCAAACTTTATCAGGACGAGCATAGTAAAAAGGAAGATGGAAAGCTTAATGTACAAGATGGAGACTTGTATTATTGTCAATTGAACATTTGTTTTTTTATTCGTAATAATAAAAACATTATAAAAAAATTCTTGTTTCTTACATATATTATAACCAAGATGAAAATATTATAAATGTAGACGTTATTCCTAATATTTTTCAAAAACACAAACTCATACTCCAAGATGTCGCTCTTCAAATCAGAAGCAGAAGTTTTATTTGTTCGTGATAGAGAAAATAAACTTAAGGAACTTTTAAAAAGAAGGGAATCTGCCGAAGCAATGATAAAAGAAGTAGAAGAATACAAAAATTCTAATGTCAAATTACATTCAATCATGGCAAGTATTGTAGAGGAAAATGCCAACTTGCAGATGAAAGACATCGACAATGAGCTCAAATTGCTTGACGACAATTATTACAACTTTTATATCAAAAAAGCCTTGGACGAAGTACGTTCGGCTCAACACGTTAAGTATTTGATGAAAAAATATAATGAAACTGAAGAAGACGCTAAAGAAATTATCAGAGTGCATTCCAGAAATGCTTTCCTTAATTTGGAAAGTTCCATAAGTCAATCGATATATTATTACAAGAAGCAAACAAGTTAATATTGATATCAATAAAAGAATAATTAATATATAAATCAGTATTGTTTTCTTTTCTTTTATTTTTAAACATGACACAAAACTCTCTAATAGAATTGAACGTTGGAGGTGTATTTTATACAACATCAAAATCCACAATGGCAAGATTTGAAAATTCTATGCTTTATACAATTGTAAATAGCGAAATTCCAACGTTAAAGGATGGACAGGGTCGTATTTTTATTGATAGAGATGGAGCCATATTTCGACATGTTTTGAATTTTGTAAGATGTGGCGTGCTTTTTTTACCAGACGACTTTGTTGAATACGAACAGCTGAGGCAAGAGGCAGATTTTTATCTCATCCCAGAGTTGGTTGAAAGTATTGATAATCTAGCCAAAGTAGAAGAACCTATAAAAGACAAAAAAGAACAACGTGTTTTGGTATCCTTTATCTCTGATTACAAAACTGGTTTGGTTTTTTGCGCACATGGAAACGTTGATTTTTTAGAAAACATGTATAGTTCAGAGTCTGATAAACAAAGTCTAGTGGATTACACAAGTAGATACAACTATTATAAGAATTTGGGTAGCTCTATACTTTTAATTTCGGGGTACAACATGTATGCGTATAACCAACAACTAGTCAATGGTCTTATGGGAACAGATATTTTGGAATTGATAAAATCGTATGAACAACGCAGCAATAATTCACCATTTCGTTTACCAAAAATTCTTGATAGAAATGACATGTACAGTTTACTCGAAAACCCAATCTTGATGGGCTCACATGTCATAAAAGATGAAGGAGCAACTAAACAAATATATTGTTCTGTTGGCGATAAACTTGTAATCAAAAAAAATTATTTGTTTGAAACATTCTCGTACACAAAAACTCGTTGAAAAACAAATTTCAACTAAAAGTCGTGTACTATTCTTTTTACATATTTTATAATATTTTATCATAAATTATAAAACGAAGACAAAAATCCTGTCATCTCACGCCAAATTGAAACAAAAACCCAATTTCAAAAACCCTGCTCTCCAGAATCAAAAGTGAAAATATTGTGGGGCCACTAAATTGGAACGTTGGGGTTCTACTTTGCTTGAGGTGACGGGGTTTTTGTCTTCGTTTTATAATTTATGTGAGAATTATTTCGTTTCCATGTACATGTATTGACCAATTATAAATGGGAGCTTCACAGTCTTCAAACTCTATAAAATTGTCATCTGACTTTGTGTCTTCGGTGATATTCAGCCAATCTCAAAAGGCAATAACAGATGTAAATTCTATAGTTCAAATCCAGGCAACAAATATTGATGGTGACGTCAATATTACAGGAAACACACTTACAAACAATGCAAGTGTAGACTTTAGCAGTGTATTGGAATCCTTAAACAGCAGTGAAATGAAACAGCAAATGGCTCAAAACATGTCTCAGATTGCAAAGTCTATGGTTAAAGACATTAATCTCGGAAATGTATCATCTGCGATAAGTAGCGTAGCTTCAGTAATCAACGAGACTATGACTGTATCAACAAACATTTCACAGGTTTGTGATGTTTCTATAAACAATTCTACACAAATCCAGGTGGATACAGTAGAAGGAGGAGTTACCATATCAGATAATAGTTTGGCTAGCGCGCTAAGCGTGATTCAAGACTGTGCGTCCAAGAGTGTCGCAAATTCAAATGTGCTTCAGCAAGCAGACGTGGCATTATCTCAGAGCTCTTCTGCTTCTACATCTGGTATTTCAGCGTGGGGTTTTGCAACAATTGCAGGCGTTGTGGTTTTGGGAATTGCTATAGTTGTTATTGGTCCAACAGCTATACCTTTAATGGCAGCTGGAAAGAACCCCAAGATTCTGGGAGTGTTTGTGATTTTAATCAGCGTTGCATTCTTTGTTTTATGGGGTTCGTGGACCAAAAAGACTGTTGTAACTTCTATATGGTCTGAACCATTTTCCAAATGTGGTGAAAATAATGTAATACAGATTGGACAAACGCGAGAAGATATCAATTCAGCGGAAGAAGCAGCCAGTGAGTGCTTAAAACTTGATAATTGTGTTGGATTTGATTTTGAGGCACAACAGCAACCAGGAGGACCAGATACACCATGGACTCAGCTAGAAGAGGGACAATATCAAACCATATTTTATTCCAGCATCAAAAATTGCAATCCAAAGACTGACACTGCACCAGTTATGAAAAACAGGCGAGTATTTGTGTCGATTGTTCCATACACTCAAAAGACTTATGATTCATTGGACTCGCCAAAAACGGACGATGTTTGGATAAACACAGAGACTGCAGATTATCAAATAATTTCTGTCAACTCATTTCCCGTCAAGATAATGCAAGGAGTTGATAGACTAGACAGCGTGATTATCCCTGGATCTATAAACAAAAACTTTGTCAACAAGAGTACTGGTGTTTCGCTATCAGCTGACCCAGACTTGTTCAACTTTGTGATAACAAATGGCAATCAAAAATCATTTGTCAAGGGTCCAGGTATGGCTCTGATAAGCAAAACACCAAACTGCTCTGGACTTGTAAAGACTGTGAGAAAGGATTGGGCTCTTTACGCTGGTATTGGCCTCGCAATTGTTGGTATATTGATATCTATATTTATGAAACCAAAAGAAACAGCCAAAAAAGTTGCGGGCGAACCCAAAAAGGAAGTCAAAAAAATTAAGAAACGTTAGGAGGTTATTTTATTAGTGCATTGTACAATTCATTTAGGTCTTTGATTGATTTTGGTTTCAAAAAGATGTTGCCGACGCGTATCATATGGTTGGCCAGTTTGTCGATTTTCAAATTTCCAAGTCGAATTGTAAAAATAATCTTTCCAGGTTCAACACTGTATATTGAGACGACACGTGATTTGTTCAGATATAGATTGCAATCTCCAACACAAACTTTTTCACTGTCTAGGCCACGTGTGAACAATACAACCCTAAAAGAAAATTGAATCATTAAAAACTGCAACAAAAATGTGGCAAAAAATTTGTTACCTTTTTTCAAACACTGTTCCATCGTCTATACCATTCACTGTAGAATTGGAAATATTACCAGATATGCTGTCATCTTTTGCCATGCTCTTTTGTTTCTACAACGGATTTTTTTTCCAAAACATCATCTAATAAATGGCAGCTAAAAATGGCAGTAGATATATTCAAAAGGCTGAACACCTTTCTTTAAACGTGGATGAAAAATATGCCCTGGAGACTTATATCAAAGACTCGGACGAGATCAACAACTTTTTGAGAAACATCAACATTGACAAAGTCTCAAGTTTGTCCATAGAACATGCACAAAAACTTTCTAGATTGATAGACGAAATAATAACAGACGTTTCTAAACCAACATCTGGTGAAATTGTGGTGTGGAGAGGAATACGCAAGGGAGATTTTAATCTCAAAAACATAAATCCAGGAGATGAACTAACAATGTTATCACGTGGTATATTGTCGACATCGTTTAGTAAAAAAGTGGCAGAGAGATTTTCACAGACTGGCCTTCGTCTATTACTAAAGCTCACAATACCTCCTCAATTTTCTGCGCTATATTTGGGAAACATTTCGGAATTTGACGAAAAGGAAGTTATTCTACCTCACGATTCAAAGTTTGTTGTAACTGAGAAAAAGACGTTGCCATCTGGTCATGTGCAGATATCAGCTATTTGTACTATGCAAAAGGCAACAAGTGGCGATATAGTCTCACCCAACTAATTGGTTTTTGAAATCATCTTTTCAAAAAAAATCTAATAGTAATAATTTCTTGTCCTCATTTCATATGCAGCCTCTTGCTTCTTCATTTTACTTTTTCTAATGGCAGCCCAGATGGCAAAGACGACTAGTAACAAAATCAGGACTGCAATAGTTATAATAACTATTTTATAGATGGTGCTACTATTAGTCCAGATTGCCGACATGTTTTCTGACAAGCTAAGAGTTTCCTTTGGCGTTATAGAGATTGTCTCGGTGCTACCCAGGACGACGGGCTCGACGACTAGAACGTCTCCATTAGCAACGGCAGAAGAATAGTTTGTGGTGGGCATTGATCTACCCAAAAGAGAATCGACATATGTAAAGTCATTTGACATGTGAGATGGACACATGGCACATCTAACCTTACCAGATGATTTCATGTTAAAATATGACATGTCATTTAATGGAATTGCGGTTTGAGAGTTGACTGAATACATTTTGTTATTGCAAAAAAGGGTATTGAAACATTATTTTCAATACTCAACACAAACTTCTCCAATGATTAAGCAGTCTTGCAATGGTTAGAGACGAAGATGGGCTATATACTTTTAGCAATTTTGTAGTATCATTGTTGAAAAATTTTATCTTTTTCAAATAATTGCGGACAAAGTCTAGCACAAATAGTGTTAGTGGAGTCTGTATTCTACACATTGTCAATAGCAACCTCAATGTTTTTATCATTTCTATGGAGATCATCGTCTGACCAAATGATTTTAACAAGTTATGTACTAGCCCGTTAAATTCTCTGGCCACCTCGTTCTCTTCGTTTTTCATTCTGTGCATATTTTGCGCAACAAAGAACGCAATGTCTCTAAACACAAAGTCTGATTGTCTGGCGGTAAAGTATCTCGAAATGACACTCCACGATTTTATAAAGTCATACACGACACCATTTTTATCAAACATATTGTCTAGTTTTTTGATTTCAGACTCTGTAATCTTCCTTTTCAAGTCCAATGGCAAGATGATAAACGACAAGAGTGCGTCCAACATAAATCTCTTGTCGTTTTCAACACGGCTACTTTCCGGTATAGTCTCAAAGCATTCGTGTAGAGAATCCATCAACTCTTCGTACACACAACTCTTGGGACATATCAATCCAGGTCCACTATTACTGAATATATTAAACGCCATTCTTTGATATTCAGATACAAAGTTTGTCTTTCTACTCTTAAACAGCTCGTCACTCACATTGTCCATAAAGAATCTTAGATCTGCATACTTGTCGTAAAATATGTTGCTTTTGCCATCAAAGTAAGAAAATAGAGGAACTGTTATTCTAATCTTGCTATTGTCTTCAAAGCTATTTTCTTTCCATAGATTTGTATTTCCAAAGTCAATCAACTTGGCGACAAGCCCACATGTTCTTACACGCTCCGTATTTCCACCAAATGTATACTCCAAAAAATCATCGTCGGCTTTGCAAATCAAAACATTTCCTAGATTCAAGTCTCCATGCACAAAGCCCACCCGTTCTTGAAGTTCCAATACTGTAAATACAACTTGGGTTACACATCCAGCAATTGCATCATCTGTAATGCTTGGATTTGAGAATATTTCGTGCATCGACACACCATCCAATGGCTCCCACAATGTTGTAGGCTCCAAGAATGTTCTATTTTTACTTTTCGCGTCAATAATTCGTGGATCAGAATCCATTATTGAAATGTCAATTGGTGTTTCACATATCCCATAATATTTTACTATATTTTTGTGATTCAACTTGTTCAATGCTGTTCCTATACGTGCTTCATGTATGGCAACGTAATCTACACTTTTTGAAAGTTTGCAAAAGGTTCTCATACCATATCGTACATCAAACCATGCATAAGACTGTGCAGTTGATTCACTTGATTCGTCACTTGAGGAAGAATCGCCAGAATAATCAGAGACAAAACTTGTATCGTCGTCGTAATTTGTCATTTTTTGTTGGAATGTTTTGTGTTGGGTTTTGATCTTTTTATACCATTATATACTGACTTCGAGGAACAAAACCTCTAACCAAGTTTCGAACGTCTTTGATTTTGAAAGCAATAATCACAAAGAATGCTACAACCAATAGGCCTAGTATACTCATGTATAATGCTTTTTGCTGCGACAATTCAAGGTTGTCAAATACACGCGCTTTTTCTAAGGCATATATTTCATCTATTTTATAAGTCAACCAACCGATGATTATCAGCAATAGTATCAAAAGTGCAACTGTAAACATTTATTAATAATAATTGGGGGTTTTTGCATAAATAAACATAAAATGACCGATTGGACAGATTCAGTGGCAGAAGCATCAAGATCATCACCGAATGTACCTCTAAAACAACTTTTGAGTAGCCCAGCATTTATCGCAAAGGCTAGGAAAATATACAACGAAAAGAAGGCTGGTGGTGGCAAATCTATGAGTATGAAATCATATGGAGCCAAAAAGTCACCGAAAAGAATAAGAAGAGTGGTTAGACGATCCGCAAAGAAAAGCACAAAGAAAACCTCGGGCGCCCGTAAGGCTACCAAGCGAAAGGCATCAGGCGGTAAAAAGTCGGCAAAGAAATCTTATAAGAAATCATCAGCAAAACGTCGCAGATAAGCGCTAAAAGATAGATCCAAGTACATGCATTCATTAAATCAAAAATAAAATCAGACAAAAACCCCGTCACCTCAAGCAAAGTAGAACCCCAACGATCCAATTTAGTGGCCCCACAATATTTTGGGTTTTGTTTCTGGAGCTCAGGGTTTTTGAAAAAGGATTTTTTGTTTCGATTCTATAATTTATGCCAAATTAATTGATTATATAAAAAAAGATTAAACAACAACATCATGTCAATATAACAATATGAATTCACCTACAGAAAAAACAGCATCCAAAAAACACACATCGTTTGTCTCGGAACCAATTGGTAACAAAAGTACCTTGGAAATACCCGGGATTGGTGCCGTGGCTGCAAAATCATTTGCTGATAAAGATGTAAGCTATTTGTATTGTTTTTTGACAATTTTTGTTGTTTTTACACGTCTTTTTTTAGATTGTATTTGCATATCAGCTGGTGGGTAAATTTTTGCAAGACAAGAAGGATGAAAATAAAATGGCTGCATATTTGATGGAGACTGCCAAAATGAATGCTAGCAATGTAAAAAGTGCAGTCTTGTGCATAAAAACCTATGTTGATTCTTTTATGTAAAATTGAAAATTGATTTTCAATACACGTTAGTAATATTGATTTTTGGCATCTTGAAGAGACCAAACACGCTTGTTTAACCTTCGGTTTACACTATTGTGCAAGTCTACAAACAAGCTAAACAATGTTTCTCGTGATTTTACGGCATTTTTTATTCGTAATTGATTATATTGAAGCCAAGATCTAACATGTGATTTGCAAATGCTACATGGAACCAGTGCGGGTAACCCAATAATCATAAATGTCATTTCACGTGTTGTGTACGCGTCCGGTTTTTCAGGGTAACTTGCCGCAGAAGTGTGCAACAAGTACCATAATTTGGGACCAAAAATCTCAGGAGACGTCATTTTTATTAATACTTTTTTGACAGCTTGGTTCGCTTTTTATATTTTGCTTTTTCTCCCCAACCATTTATGTGATCCATCATTCCAATGCTAGTCAATTCCCTATTTAGATATGAACATATTTTGTCATGAGACGTTGTATAAGGAACCACAATCAAATTGATCCCAAGTTTTTTGCACATGTACAGTTTGTAATCATCACGTTCACGCATCTTTTCGTATGCTTCTCGGGTCTTGTGGAAAAATGGAATATACTTGTAGTGATTTATTCCATGATACTCGACGCCCAATTTTAATTCGTCATTATAGCAATCTATTTCTAGTTTTTGTCCTGTGTTTGGATTGCGCATACCTTTTAGTCTAACGTTTTTGAATTCTTTACCATATATTTTTGTGAGGCAGTCCCTAGAAATTGCCTCTCCTGTGGATTCAAATCTTCGAGTTTCCTCTACTGTCATGTTATTTAACCATCGATCTTGGGGAACAAGATCATTTTTCATATTTGTAAATGTTCCAGGCTCCTTTGAAAATAAGAATGAGGCTATCATTAATACGAGCAAGAAACCTGTACATGTCCACACTATCCATGTCCATTTTATAAACATTACAAGCCTGATTTATTTAAAATATTAGAGACATAATTTTTTGCATCCAACAGTGAATTGTCATTGTATGCGTTCTCATCACGAATGTCAAAATTTTTAATATTAAAAGAATATTTGTTGTATTCACAATTCTCTCGCAAATCATCAATCAAAATCATATACTTTTCCTCAATGTCTGGCATCTTCTTTTTCAACCATTCAATGTCTTTTAGGCGTCCTGTGTCTTTTTCACAATCATTGCAGTGATCACGCCACAATATCATATGGGGGTTTTGAGGCATTATTGCATCAACAATATCCAATACATATGTCTTTTCACCTGCAGACCAGACAGAAACTTTGTAATTACGAAATAACCAATTTAAAAAATCACGTAGATAGGGCCTATGATAAAAACTAAATTCTGGCTCATTAGTACATGGATCTGTAATGATATTGGACTTGAACATGTTTTCATATCGTATCTTTTCTCCAAAATCAACTGAAGATATTAAGGTCTCATCCAAATCTAGAATAATGTGCATTTGTTGATACGTGATTCACGTCGAAAAATAGTATAAAAATCGAGAAAAATATTTTTTATTTTATCAAATCAAACAACAAAACAAAAAAAATGAACATTTTTTCAAACATCAGAGTCTTGCCTATAACTGCAAACATTGCTGCAGGAAAAAGTACACTGCTGGAAAGAGTCAAAAAAGCTATAGGAGACTCTGATCTTATAATGTTTGTGCCAGAGCCAACCAAGGAGTGGGAAGAGACTTATTGTGCGGATGGAAGCAATATACTTCAAAAGTATTATAGTGATCCAAAGGGTTGGTCTTTCAAGTTTCAACTTGTTGCGTCGAGGACACGTACAGAGTCGCTTGAAAGGGCCTGCATAACCAACCCAAAAGTAAAGGTCATTGTAGTTGAGCGCAGCAAGAATGATGATAGATTTATCTTTGCTGAAAAGTTGAAGGATGATGGGTTTATAGATGAGGATGAACTAATGTTGTTGGACATGGATAGAAAAAGTTCAGCCTCAAAACTTGATTATGCTGTCAAGAATGTAATTCATTTGAAGACTAGTGTAGCAACTTGTTTGGAAAGACGTCTAAAGAGGAAACGAAGTGGAGAAGAGGGCGTTGGCATTGACTTGCTGGCTTCATTATTGAAAAAGGAGGAGGAATACATTAACCGTCTTGTACAAGAACGAGGCCCAAACTATGTCATTGAACTAGATGGAAACTTGGAAAATGATACTGATGAATATGATCAAATGGTTTTTAAACTTGCAAATTATATCTTGTCTATTGCTTACAAAAATGATCAATAAAAAAAATATTGAAAAACAATTTTCAATTTGTACTTACCTGTTTTCATGTTGGGTTAGGTTTTTACATACGTGGGCTCGACCTGCGCTTTGATCTTCTCGATGAGCGACGCTTGATCTTGAACATGCGCTTGGCAGACATCCTCTTCATTGATCGGCGTCCTGATCTGCGCTTTGAGCGACGGAGTGATCGGCGTCCTGATCTACGCTTTGACATCCTCTTCATTGATCGGCGTCCTGATCTGCGCTTTGAGCGACGGAGTGATCGGCGTCCTGATCGTCGACGTCTTGAAAGTCTCTTTGGTCTACCTCCCTTTTCCAAGATTTTCAATTGTTTTTTGGCGTTTTCAGCGGTCATTGGACCTTTTGAAAAATACCTGTATCTTTTACCAGAACCAGGTGATCCAGAAGTTCGAACTCGATATCCCCCTTTAGATTTTACTATTGTGTATGGCATTTGTTTATGTATTTTTACAGTGTCAAAAAAATTATCGGGAAATAAAAATCGCATAATATATGATCTAAATATAGAATTGAAACAAAAAACCCAAATTGAAAAACCCTGAGCTCCAGAATCAAAAGTGAAAATATTGTGGGGCCACTAATTTAGAACGTTGGGGTTCTACTTTGCCTGAGGTGACAAAAATTCTGTCTGATTTTTTAATTTGTGATATATGCATAATATTTTTTTGCAAAGAATCAACTGTATCAAAATGACTATCAAACGAATCAACATGGAAAACATTAGAATCAATAAACAGCTGGAACGTTTCTCAGATGAAGAATTGAATGATTATTTGAACCTTGTTGATCAAAATGATATGACAAGAGACGATGAGAGCAGTATATTTTTTTATCAATTATATCAAGAAAGGTATAGATATGAAGAGATGACGCATCACCTGTGTTCAAACACTAATCAGATTGGAACAACTGTCGACACACGCATTTTGCCTCCGCCTGTATGGAATCTATTCTTTCCAAGCCTTGGATTTGATATTGTAGATGAACAAGAGAAACAAGTGACTTGGAGATTTAATATTGATATCAAAAGTTGGAGAGGTATAGAAGATGGCCATGTTATTTTTAAAAAAATGATTGATATAGCCGATTTGGAATTAAAGTATGATATATTAACTACACTGTGCACAATTTTGAGAGTATTTTATGGCTTTGAGGATTGTAGAGTCGATTACTTTGCAAAAACAATAAAAGGAAGGTATTACAATCCCACCGAATATGCCATGCTAGGACAATGCCCAAGCCTAAACGACATTCCAATACCTGTACGGATTCATATGGTAGTCTTGTTTGGTGAAAATTTTAATTTGGAAGCATTTACAGACAATAAAAATTAAAAAAACCAAAATTCTTTTTTTTTTTATTCTTTTATTAACTTGATTCAACAAGACGATGTATATTCAAACATGGTGCTGTACGTCCAATCCTCAATGCTCTTCCAATAGCCTGTGTTTCCAAATCTTGACTCTGAAAACTATGCGGAAATATAATATCTGTAGTGTTTTGAAGATCGTGTCCAGCTACACCAATCGTTGTATCCATTACCAAAACATTGATCGAATCAAAAGCATCATTGCTACAAAAATATTTGCTTATTGAATTTGCAACCGAAACAGCTTGACCACTAATATGTCTTGCTCTACATCCTGGTATTTGACCCAAAAACCCAATATAAAATGTATTGGTGCCAATGAGCAAAATCTTGGCATCCTTGTTTAGCAGTATACTTTCAATGAGCCTTTTCATCGTGTCTGTAGCGTTCAAGAGCACAACTTCATTTACGACAACAGGCGATAATTCCCTATACTCCTTTATCGTCTTTACAAGAGATTGTCGACATTTTGGACAACTGCCGTTTAGTTTAACTATACATGAAGGGCATATAGTTGTCTGACAACATGCTGTTATTATCGTTGGTTCGCACACGTCATAACAAACTATACATTCCGAATTTTTAATAGACTCTTCTATTCGAGCTATTATATTTCGAATGTCGCGATTACGCAATTCATTCCTTTCCTCGTCAATACGTGTAAGTGCACCAGCCTCTCTCCTCGCTTCAATTTTCAAGTCATTGTCTGCAATTTCAAGCTCATGCCGTTTTATAACCGATTCCAAAATAGACCTCGTTGTTGATCCAGTAGCATATATCATCCTCAATATCTCTTCATATGTTAGACCAAATCGACCAGTCTTTATCACAGGCTTGTATAATATTGTACAGTCGTTTACAATAGTTTGCAATTTTACCTCCTCTTCAATGACACTAGTAGGGCACTCGACGACATAATTTTTCTTGGCAATTGTAAATCTGGGACAGCCCTCGTAGAATACAGTTCGTTTTTCTATTGCATGTCTCATTGGTGTAATATCAATACCTTGACCATCATATTCTGGTCCCTTACCAAAACAAAAAACATGTCTATCATAATAGTCAGATCCAAATCTAATGTCAAAAATATCCTCAATATTTTGAATAAAAAACTCTCTGCCAAATAAGCCGTTTTTGCTCAAACATCGAAGAGACCGATGTTCATTCGTTCCAGACACGTACCAACAAAAATCTACACACTTGGAAATGCACAGTACGGACGATAGAGGTATAACGACGCTATCATGTTCATCAAAAAATATGCGCGAAAATTTCTGTGGCAAAAACTTTGTATAATGAAGATTGGCAAAAACATTGGATGAAACGACAACTACCTTGGCATCAGCAACCACTTTTGCACTCTTTGAATATTGAATAATATTACACGACACAAAATTTGCTATAGTCCGGATTTCTTTTGCCCACTGAGTTACTAGATTATTTGGTACAACAATACATGTTACACCAAAATCTTTATTTCTTGTATAATATCCATTGACCATGTTTAGAATCATCAGTGTCTTGCCACTTCCCGGTCTGCTATTTAGTTTACCAACGTTATACAATTCAATACGAGCACTGTTATAATGCTGTTCTCGCCAATAGAGTTCAATTACGCTATTTTGACGTTCAATTTCAATCATTTTCATTGTTGTATTGATTTGAAATTTAAACAGGTTTCTAGAAGAGTCTCGGAATGACAAAAAGTTTCCTTCGTTTGATTCGTCTTTGATTGTTTCCTCTTCTCTAGCCTTTTTTGAAGTGCAAGGCTTATTGATTGGCTCATCGTTTTCGGTACATGATCTTTTCATTTTGAATTATGCGATGTTTTTTTTCAAGTTGTTGTTGATTTTATAGAGCCATAAATAAAAATCGCATAATTTATTCTCAATTATAGAATCGAAACAAAAACCCAAATTGAAAAACCCTGCTCTCCAGAATCAAAAGTCAAAATATTGTGGGGCCACTAAATTCAATCGTTGGGGATTTGTTTGCCTGAGGTGTAAAATTTTTTGTCTTCGTTTTATAATATATGTTGGAATATGGTACATGCGATACATCTTGGAATAACTTTTAATATTTTATCATAAATTATAAAATCAGACAAAAAATTATACAACTCACGCCAAATTAAACAAAAACCCAATTTCAAAAACCCTGAGCTCCAGAATCAAAAGCCAAAATATTGTGGGGCCACTAAATTGAATCGTTGGGGTTCTACTTTGCTTGAGGTGTAAAATTTTTTGTCTGATTTTTATAATTTATCAATCAACTCTTGACTATTCTTCAACTTTTTTAGAAACAAGATGGATTTTGAAAACAAATTTAGAAAACTTGAAACTATATTTTCAATGCCTCAACTATACATTGCCGATCATTTTGCAGAATATAGATTGCGCGTTGATTTGGAGAGGGAAAAGGAAATTGAATATCTAATCAATAATAATCAATCAACAGAGATGGTAGTCAATCATTCAGAACTAATAATTGACAAATTACTCGAGAACGAAAAGTGTTGTTTGAAGAATGCAGACTACGCCATGTACTACTTGTCTCCCGAGTTTGAACAATGTAAAACGATGATGAAACAATATAGAGACGGAATCAATAGACAAGAGATTGGCAATCAATTGACGAGAAGCATAGATGACTTGATTGAGCAGTGCGACAACAAATTGATTATTAGAATTGATTATCATCCATTTGAAAACCTAAGAAATCAAAGAGTAGAATGGGCTCGTTCTCCAATGACATATTTTACAAAAAGTCGTAGATTATATTAATTAATAAACAATTATAAAAAAATCAATTTTTTATCAATTATCGAATTTGAAACAAAAAACCCAAATTGAAAAACCCTGCTCTCCAGAATCAAAAGTCAAAATATTGTGGGGCCACGGAATTGAATCGTTGGGCTTCAACTTTGCTTGAGGTGACATATTTTTTGTCTGATTTTTTAATTTATGTAAGAATTATTTCGTTTGCATGTACATGTCATTATTTTATAATCAATAAACATGAAGAAGACAAAGATGGAGACAAAACCTGCAAATATCTGGGAATCCAAACTGACTATTGGTGTTTTAATTTGTGTATTATTATCTTCAATTGTTGTCGTTTACTATTCACTGATTTACAAGCCCAAGGAAACATCGTGCGACATTTCACATGATCAATCGGCTATCCTTTCTGAAAAACTAAACGGGTTGACTCGGCAAAACAAAGACCTCGAAGACCAGATTGCAAAACTAAGCGATCCTGATTTTGAGACGTATATGCAGCTCATCGACACTGAAATAATAAATTTGAGATCAAATATTGGCAGGGTGTTGATTGTAAATGGTATACGAGCTGTTAGAGCAACCCTGGAAATTGAAACCCAACTAAATTCTCCGTATGAAAACTCTGTTACTTGTTTTGATCAAAACGGAGACAATTCTATAAACATAAAAACCCTGTTGATGGAAGATTATTCGCATGAAGATGACCCTGCTGTATATGTTGTTCTTTCAATCAACAAGGGAAAGAGCAATGAAAAGATTATAATGAGTAATCCATATAGACTATCTACTTTTAAACAATTTTACAATTCAGATCTTCCTGGACATGTAGTTATAACATGTGCCTGGACATTGGATAAGGTTATTTGGAGTGTTTATGGTTTTTTGTTTGACGATAAACAAAATACGTTTCCCTGGATAAGGAATCAACTGATTGAGACACAATTAAAAGGCATAATCAGCATAGATGTATCTCAACACGTTGCTAGCACTTTTCAGATTAGAACCTTGAAAGACATGACACCAATAAACTCACTATTCAATTAAATAATGTACAAATAAACATGGCAAAATCAAAAAATAAAGACATTGTCGACACTACCCCAAACAACAAAATAATATTTGGTATGGTATTTGTATACATATTGATATCTTCAATTGTTGTTGTTTACTATTCGATGATTTATAAACCCAAAGAAACATCATGTGATATTGATAATAGTCAAACAGACAAGCTCACAGAACATCTAAACCAATTAGCAGTCGAAAATGAAAACATTAAAGATGAGATAGATGTCTCTATCACACAAGTTCCATATGCTTACAAAAACGCAGTTGATCGAGAGATTTTGAATTTGAGAACCAACTATGGTAAAATGTTAATCATGAGTGGTATAAAAACTTTTAATATCGACGTAAACATGGTAGATCATGCACAGGACAGACTAGCTGTTGCATGTTTCAACACAAATGATGAGGAAGGTATTCAATTGCTTACTGATTTGCGATCAGATGGTGATCAAGACTATCTTACACTACGTCTCTTGTTGAACGAGGGAAAATCTAATGCTCTAGTCTTGAAAAGCAAAGAAATCAATGTACAAGAGTGGATATTTAACGAATCTCTACCAAAAATTACAGTATTGTGCACTTGGTCTACTACACAGGTGGGATGGTCTATTTTTGGCCATTCACAAGATAGGGTTTTTGTGTTTCAAGACAAAAAAATTGTCGATGTTGATGTTGGAGATGTAATATCTGTATATGCCAACAGTAGAAAAACGTATAGTACAATCACCATACGTACACTAAAAAACACACGAGGAGACTTGTTGATTACAGACGACTTGAATGTTTATCTGTAATCGTAATACCCAATATATAAGACGTGCATTTGAAAACAAAAAAAACAAATCAAAAAATGAGCGATATTGAAAAGTGGGTAAAAAGCACAACAAAGGAAAATTTGATTGCTCTATTTGTAAAACATGACTTGCCTCGTGACAACATTTCAAAGCTTTCCAAATTGGAATTGGTAAAGATATTACTCGACAATGGAGTAGAGCGTGAAAAAGCTAGAGTGAAACGAAAATCGGATGACGTTGCCCCGGAAACACAAAAGATTAAAAGACCAAAGACTTTAAAGGCAGAATCGCCATTGGCTAGTCTTGTATCAAAAATAAAATCAGAATTGGGAGAGCCTTCAGTTTTGAACTTGGAAACGACAGATGTTGCCGGTTTGTCAATGTATGATAATTTGTTGATTGACGACAAGAATATTGTTGTGGGTAAATTTGATAGCGATGGAAAAAGTGTCGTCATGTTGGACAAGGATGATATTGAAAAGAGTATTGGTCACAAGATTGATTATTGTAGATTGAGAATTGCACATGCCTAATGCACATGCCTAATCACAAAAATTTTGAAAAACAATTTTCAAATGATATATAAAAAAAAGGTTTTGACTCTACAGCTTTATAAAAAAAATGTTTTGTGATACGTGCTCTTCAATTATTTTGGATACATTTTACAAGTGTCCAATAAATATAAAACACAACAAGATTGAAATTAGTATGACGTCATTATGTAACACTACTCATGTCTTTAGGCAAGATATTCCAATCATTGAAATGACATCGACGATTAGCACGATACCAGAAGAAATTTTGTATTATGATGACGCCAAGTTTTGCAGCAAAAAATGTGTCGAGATATTTGCCCAACAGAATGAAACAAATTATATGTTTTCCAAAAGCATTCCAATAATGATGCGAAATAGTACAGGATTTTGCGACAAGACTGATGATAGATCAATTATATTACCAAGTGTAAAAAAGGGACATTTCTTTGTCTAAATTGTTGAAAATTATATTTCAACTTGTTCATTTTTTAATTGATATATTGCATTTGCAATTATCTCTTGCACAAATGTTTTAATGTCTGATTCTGTCCACGTTTGCACAGAATTTGAATACATGGTATACTCTTTTCTAATAGTAGTAAAAACTATTGTAATATGATCTAAATATAGAATCGAAACAAAAACCCAATTTCAAAAACCCTGAGCTCCAGAATCAAAAGTGAAAATATTGTGGGGCCACTAAATTGGAACGTTGGGTTCAACTTTGCCTGAGGTGACAGAATTTTTGTCTGATTTTATAATATATGTTGGAATATGGTACATGCAATAAATCTTGGAATAAATTATCATAAATTAAACAAGAAGACAAAAATCCTGTCGACTCACGCCAAATTCAACAAAAACCTTTTTCAAAAACCCTGAGCTCCAGAATCAAAAGTGAAAATATTGTGGGGCCACTAAATTCAATCGTTGGACTTCAACTTTGCTTGGATCGCCCAAAAATTTGTCTGATTTTATGTGGGTTGATCTATGCGAATAATAAATGTCTTATTCCATACCTGCCACATTTGCCAATATTATTAGAGGAGCTCAAGATACTGTGGCTGTTGATGTCCTGTTTGATTCTCTAATTGGTTATATTAATGAATCATCGCCTGTTGGAATTGTTAATGCGCTATATGGTAGTTCAATTCCAGACGGTTGGCTTTTGTGTAATGGCTCTACATTTAGTGGGACTTTGTATCCTGATTTACAATTGTTTTTGGGTGGTACTACACTTCCTGATTTACGAGGTTACTTTTTGAGAGGTCTGGATGGTACAGGTGTCGTAGATAGACAGGTTGGAAGAACCTTAAAAAGTATTCAAGCTGACAACTTTGGATCTCATAGCCACACTGGAAATACCGATCAAGGCCTGCAATTTGGAGATGTGAAATTTACTACTGACGAAGGCGGAGACGATCGTACTTTTGTTGTGATGAGTGGCAATACACAATTTAACAGTAGCGCCCTAGCTCATACACATTCTCTCAATATAAACAATACAGGTGGTTTGGAAACAATACCCAAGAACGTTGCTATAAATTATATTATCCGCGCTCGAAAAATCTTGTAATTTTTTTCCTAAATATTATAATAAATGTCTATAGCTTCATCTTTATCGCCAATCAAAGCAAACATTATTCGAGTTATTCAAAGACCATCTACTTCGATTGGTCAATTGAATAACAATGTTGATCAAGTTATTTCTACAACTGCAAACACACCTATTCTTTTTCAAACTCAAACTATTGGAACCAACAATATGGCTTTGACACCAAATGGTATTCGTATGGTAAGAGGGGGAGCATATCGTCTGGAACTAAATTGTTTTATCAATTCATTAACTGCTGGTCAATTTTTGATTGATATCAATGTCAATGGTGTACGAGTTGCAAGAAACGCAAGCTCAAACGCATCGACAGGTATTTTTAGCATTTATACAGACACAATAGCTACATGTCTAGAAGGATCAATTGTTACTGCTAGTGTCACTTTCCCTACCGCTGCCAGTGGAAGCATTGTGGGTGTTGCTCCACTTTCTGCATATCTCCGCGCAGAATTAATCAGATAAATTTTATAATAAATGTCTTCTTACACATCTTCAACTAATGCCAATATTGTCAGATCTCTTCAGGATACCCGAGCGTCATTTGTAAACATTTCCAACTCTGTAGCACAAAATGTAACTGTTACTACACCAGTTCAAGTTGTGTTTGGTACTACAAATTTTGCGCCAACTGATGCAAACATGACAGTCGTAGGCAACTCGGTTGTCATTGGTGCTACTGGTGCTGGTCAATATAGAATGGTTACATCTTGTTCTATTCTATCTGGTGCAGCTGGAATTTATATTCTGGACATCTATGTTAATGGTGTTTTGGCATCTCGTGATCAAAAGACTTGTGCTGCTGCAACAGTCAACAGCTTTCAGGTTATGCATGTGCAAAATCTTCTTGCTGGAAATATTGTAACCGTGTTTTTGACTGCGCCTGCTGTCACTGCCACGACCATTTACTCTGGTGCAGTATCACCTAACGTTCCTGCATTCCTTCGAGTTCAAAGAGCAAACTAAAAAATATATAATGTTGAAAATAAAATTTCAACTCTGTGATGACAATCGTATATAAAAGCTATAGGATTATTATAATTTTTTATTAAACGAAATGGATCAAGAATTGAAATTTGTTCAGTTTGGAATAGCGTCTAGCGACATGATACTTCGCCAATCTGTAGTCGACATTACATCAACAGAAAAGTTTGGAGAGCATGGAGTTTACGACGAGAGAATGGGACCCTTAAACGGCCAAACATGCAAGACGTGCTTACAACCTGCTCTTGCATGTACAGGACATTTTGGCCATATAGTTTTGATTGAACCTATACCAAATCCATTGTTTGTATCTCGTCTATTATCCATATGTGGAATATTTTGTTGGTATTGTTCAAGAAGAGTGATTGATGTTATTCCAAAGATTAGACAACGTAGAAATGAGTCATTCTTGAGTGTAATGACGTCAAAGACTAGGAATCTAAAGTGTCATGCTTGCAAAATGGAGCAACCTATAATTGTATATGACAAGAGTGGAGTTTTGCATTTTAAAAATGGTGAACGAATTGACAATTTTAAACTTGTAGACATGCTAAAAAATATTACGGTCGATGACTTGATTAGCGTTGGAATACATGTAGAAAATGCAATGCCCAAAGATTATGTTCTCACAGTTTTGCCTGTCTTGCCACACATGAACAGACCTTATATGACTCAGGGAACACAAAAGTGCTGTGATGACTTGACAACATTGTATTGTGATATTGTAAAAATCAACAAGAAGGCTTCCAAGTTGGAAAGGGGCTCTGAGCAATACAATTCATTGATTGATAGATTGTCTTTTACCATTCGTACACTATTCAACAACTCTGATGGTGCAGCGACACACCCATCCAGCGGCAGAAGAATACGAGGAATGGCCGAAAGAATGGCAAACAAGGATGGGCTATTTAGAAACAATATAATGGGCAAGCGATCTGATCAAACTGCAAGAGCTGTAGCAGTTCCAGGGCCGCATTTGAATTGCGATCAAGTTGGGGTGCCAAAAAAGATTGCACAGATTCTTACAAAGTATACAAAGTGTACAGCAGATAATATCACACAGCTTCAAGAATTGTGTGATACCAACATGGTAGACGTGGTTGAGCGCTATGTAGACGGTAACCGTGTAGAGTTTGGTGTCGCCAGGTTTTGCAATCAAAAACAGACAAGACTTCATCCTGGAGATGTTATTATGAGACTAGGAGAATTGCCACTTAATGTAGTTACAGGACATGAATTGATTAAACAAGGAGATGTTATAATGAGAAAAGATTCATGTGGAAAAATGAAAGAAGTTGAAGCCCTACCAAATAGATTTAGAAAGTTTGTGCTTCAAATTGGAGATGGAGTGTCTAGATATCTTCAAAACGGAGACTTGCTTTTGGTAAATCGCCAACCAACTTTACATACTGGTAGCATGGCAGGAATGGAGGTTGTGATAAGCGATGGCTTTGGAATATCTCTTCCTTTATCTCTAACACATAGATTGAATGCAGACTTTGATGGCGACGAAATAAACCTGCACTCTGTTCAGTCTGATGAGGCATTAAATGAATTGAAAGAATTGGCACACGCTAGCAAGACGATAATGTCATCGACAACTTCCAAACCCTTTATAACCGTGGTACAAGACACTACACTTGCGCTATATCTAATGACAAAGGATATAACAATTGTAGACGATGATTTGATTGACATGAAAAAGGTTGAGCGCATATCATCTGTTAGAAGAGCGCTCAATATTAAACATGATCCAAAAGTGATTGACACTCTTGTCTTGTTATCTACATGCTTACCTGAAAAGCTGATGATCAACACAAACAATATCCAAATAGTCTGTGGAGTTTGGATAAGCGGAATATGTGACAAGGATGCAACATTATATCTAACAAATATTGTGTATGGAGACTTTGGTGCTCTTGAAGCCAGCAGTATGATTACACGTATGCAACATGTTGGTGTTGCATGGCTGTCTAGACGTGGCTTTACTATTGATGCAAATGATGTAAAGCCAATAAAAAATGTTGAAGATATAATTGCAAATATGGCAAATTCTGGAGAGTCTGGTAGAAATATTAGAGATTATTTGCACAATATTGCAATTCAAGACTCTAAAAACTCTAATCTTCAAGATTGTGTTCGTTCTGGCGCCAAAGGTACATCGTTGAATATCGGTCAAATAATATCAACTGTTGGACAACAACAAGGCAAGTCTGGATTTATAGATGCTACCCTCTCAAATGGTCGTGTGGTTATGCAAGATAAATGTGATGAGGAATTGGACAATTATCAAAAGTTGGTCAAGTACGGTTACGTTGTAAACAGCTTTGGTAGCGGATTAAATTGTAGAGAATACTTTTTGCATGCTATACCTTCCAGAGAATCTATTGTAAACACAGCAACTGGCACTGCAAACTCTGGATACTTGCAACATCGTCTTGTAAAAATTGCAGACGACGCAATTATAAAAAACGGACAAGTTATTTATAATGCTGGTACCAAAAAAACGTTATCTTTGACGTACAACAATGGCACCAATCCTTTTGCTCCGCGAATAGATCCTAATCATGAACGTGTAAAGATGCAGTTGATGGCACCCACAGTTTAGAATTTGAAAATGACATTTCAAAAAAACAAAACAAAATTATTTGTTCTTGTTTCGACTAGATAATAGTACAAGCAACAAAACCATGGCAAAAAGCACGCAGATTATTATAGTGCCAATGATTCGTTTTTGATTGTCTGCGCTATCTATCAAATTAGGAACTGGAACTTTTATATCTGGCAAGTCTGGTAATTGTTCGTGAGGAATATTTTCATTACTAGAAAACTTGCAATTCAACACGAGCTGATTAGAAGCAATGTTTACATTACCCGCAGCTTTTTGGGCATCTATTATGTTTTGACAAATATTTTGTGGACAATATGGATTTAGGTTTTTACTGTCGACCAAATATGCCGGCGTGTTCTTTTTACAAGGGAGATAGAAACACGAGTCTTGAACTTTTGTACCTGCATCATCCAACAGGTCGACAATTTTTTTATAATTTGGATCATTTGCACGATTATAGCACCTACACTCTGGATTCCTCTCGTTAGATGGGTTTGTACATATATTGTTTATTAGGGCATTTCTGTTTTGATCGTTTAAACCTTCAAACCAATAACGACAAAAGGAGGAAGAAGGATCCGAAGCATTTGCTGTTACTCGACTACAAGATTTGATTCGCGTGTTGGTCTGAGGATCAAGTAAACATTGCTTGCTTTGAACTGAGCAAAATTGTCTCATTATTCTCCCATATTCTTCATCGTTGGGATCAGGTTTAAAAAGAGAAATATATTTTGATATCTGATCTACCGTGTCAATCTTTGTGATATCATAAGAACACTCGAGTTTACGTCTGGGATCTTTGGTTGTGCTGGCATCTGCATACTTTTCACTCCAGTTTGCCCTAAAGGTTGGCTCATCACCTCCACTTCCAGGACCGAGCCAACACTCTTTGATATTAGGGCGAGAACAAACAGGCTTTGTAGAGCAATAACAGTTGGTATAACTCTCAGTGTAATCTCTTCCCGTTGGGGTGTACAGTGTACCTGTAGCATCTGTCATTTGCCCAGTATTCTTTTCACAAGGCTCCCATTTTGTAAACGCACTACACTCAAAGGCATCACACCCTCCAGAGTTGCAGTGGGAACATTCTGGTCTATAAGTTGCAAAGCCGTCTCGTTGATCCTTGGTCCCAGTTACTATATCCTTGTCTAGAGGAGCTACAGGGTTTTTCCACATTGCATCATTACCTGGTATCGTATCATTAATTGTTGTAGTAGGTTTTACTCTACTCCACACTTTGTCTGCGTCAAATACAGTCGAAGAATTTGCGCCCATTGTTTATTTGTGTTTGTTATAATTAGTTTTAATAAATGGGAAACGCAAGTGGAAAAAGAGACCCCGAAAGAGAACACGAAATTAACCAAAGATTGAAGCAACGTATGCGAGATATTACCAGGAGACAATTGGTCAGGGAAAAATATGCCTACAAAAAGGGTGCCATGGATGTAAAGAGAGCCTTAATTAAAGATACAATAAGGCGGGAAAGTATTAATAGAGGAAATACAAACATGCCCAGACGAAACAGTATGCGGACTCCCAGATCAGTTCCATGGTTATAAGTCAAACAAAAAAATCCAAGTGTAAAAAAACATTTTATTAAAACAACAAGCCCAAATCCCCCAATTCAAAAGGCTTTCTACAAGTCGGACAGTCTTTAAAGTTGCGTCTAACGACTTGTATACATTCATTGCATATATTATGTCCACATCTAGTGAATGCAATTATATCGCCCGTTGTTTGACACAGGCACACGTTGCAAGAATAGTCTTCGCTCGCAAACCAGACCGTCTTTTGCTTATCAAGTCTTTCCTTTACTGGATAGTCGCCTGGGAGATTGTAGTCCATTTGTGACGAAATACTGTGCAAATGTTTGAGGTCTTGTATACATTTTCCTACCAATTCAATTATATATTGATTTTGATTTTCAATATATTCCAAGTTTCGTTGAACAAAGCCGCAATCAGGATACGTTTCCATGGACAGTAGATGCTGTGTGTGATCACTCAATATATTAGATAGCTTTATACATCTGGTTACCAAAATATTGTAACCGTCAAATCTTTCTTTGATCATCTTCCTGTATGATTCAGAAACCAAAAACTTGTCCGAATCAATTATCCTCTCCTTGATTTTACAATTACTACGAGAAACTAAAATCAGTTTGTATATCATTTGACATCTTCTATCATGAAATCTTTTGACAATCTCGACAAATATAGAATTGTTCATTTTTGAAATAAAAGTTTCAAAATAATCTAAAAGAGAAAAAACCCAAACGAAGACTTTATAGAAAACAAATCAGACAAATTTTTGGTCACCTCAAGCAAAGTAGAACCCCAACGTTCCAAATTAGTGGCCCCACAATATTTTGACTTTTGATTCTGGAGCTCAGGGTTTTTCAATTTGGGTTTTTGTTTAATTTGGCGTGAAGTGTAATATTTTTTGTCTGATTTTATAATTTATGATAATTTTTGCAGAATTATTGCATGTACTATATTCTTGCATAAATTATAAAACGAAGACAAAAATTCTGTCACCTCAGGCAAACAAATCCCTAACGATTGAAATTAGTGGCCCCACAATATTTTCACTTTTGATTCTGGAGAGCAGGGTTTTTCAAATTGGGTTTTTGTTGAATTTGGCGTGAGTCGACAGGATTTTTGTCTTCGTTTTATAATTTATGATAATATATTCAATAGTTTGAAATTTGTTTTTCAAAATGTTTCGACTATACTTGTGCACAACCAACACATTTAGACTTGTAAATGGAATTGATACCATTATCAAGATCTTGAATTAGACAATCTTGCACTGCCTTTTCCTTGAAACAAACTTCACACATTGCAAACAGTTTTTCAAAAAAAAGGCAATGCTTTTTGATTTCTTGAGAGGATTCAAACTCTTTACCCAAAAAATCTTTTTCCAAACCATAAGCATAAACATCAGTTTTGCAAGACAATTCATACAACTGTTGTATTTGATCAAGTGTAAAGAATTGAATCTCATCTATAAAGAATACACAATTGGTATCGTTTTCAAAGACTTGCAAAATGTCATCATCTTTGGAAATATAATGTGTTATCAACGTCCAGGAACCATCTCTACTCTGCAGCCTTCCTACATCTCCTAGATCCCTTGATTTTGATACCAGAGGCAATACAACACGTGTATCAACTCCAATCTCCTTTTGTTTCTTAATCAACGCGCTAGTCTTACCGCTCTTCATTGTTCCAAGTGTTGTGTAAAGTGCCATTTTTTTTGATTATTAATTTTGAAGAAAAAATTTGTTTAGATATAGACCGCAAAGACAAAATCCCCGTCACCTCAAGCAAAGTAGAAGCCCAACGTTCCAATTTAGTGGCCCCACAATATTTTCACTTTTGATTTTGGAGAGCAGGGTTTTTCAATTTGGGTTTTTTGTTTCGAATCATCACCGCACTATCACTCACTCTCTGCATGCAAAGGTTCTAAGCACCTCCCCACAAAACTCGTAACCTGCGATTGCAGCTAAAAAAGGGTAATGTTATTAGATGAAAAATTACAAATACTCTCCTGTATGGTTGACCCACCTGTATAATGCGCAAAAATGTACACTATCATTCCAACTACTGTGCTCAGGGTTAATGTCGCTATTCGACCACACTTTGATCCATAGATCTCTGCACCCATTTTTCTTACCTTTTCGCATCTTTTTTTTTCTTTTGGGCCTCTTCTTTCAATTCCACTCCAATCTCTATAGTATATAACCCGTCATCAACGACACTGTTTGTCATTTATTATAATGGTTCATTCTAATTCTGACTTGAGAACTTTGGTTGATGGACAATCAGTCGGTATCCTAGCAGCAACTGCAATTGGCTCGGAACTTACTCAAAAGACACTTGATACTTTTCATGCAGCGGGTACAGCAGATGTAGTCATTGAGGGTGTAGAAAGAATCCAACAGTGCTTGAACAACTCTTCGACCATAAACAGAATATTTTTCAAAGTTGGCGTCGAAAAATCAAAACTGACAGAGGTGGTTTACACAACCATTGGTAGCTTGGTAGACAATAGACCAAAATGGGTGCAAAACATCGAAGAAAAAGAATGGTTAAAGGTTTGGAAACACAAATACGGTAATGTTGTATTTCCTGAAAAGTCGCACGTCATATTGTCTGTTGTATTGCCTCTAAAAAAACAAATCTTGAACAATTTTGACATGTCTATATTCAAGAGAAAAAGTATTTGGAAATCAAACGACACTTTACCACTTGCATACTCTCCATTACTCTTTGACGGTGTCGATTTTTACAACGAGTTGTTACTTGCATGTACATTTACACAAGAGTTTGTGGAAGAAATGT